ATTGCTCAAAGTAATTTTCTATCCACTCTTCCTTCTTTTCTTTTCTGGAAGTTTTGAAGTCGATGATTGAGAGTGTCTTTCCAAACTCGGCGATAACATCTGTTCTTCCAGCAACGCCAAGCTTCTCACTGTATAGCGGACTCTCAATATAGCGTATATTGTCGATCAAGTCAAGTGTTTCTTTCATATCGTTGAAAGATTGTTTCATGTCAGGCATTACACCATCCAAGAATCCATCTTCACCACGAATGTAACTTTCCATCATATTATGGAACTTAGTTCCACGCAGGGACGCGCGTGTAGAAACTCTATCAGCTTCCTCATGACCAACGCGATTGCGCCACTCGATCATAGCCTTCTTTTTGAAATGCCCGAGGACAGTTGTGACAGATGGAAGTTTCACACCGTTGGGAGAGATATAAAACCTCTCTCCAGTGCTTTCATCCACCTCAAGCTGTTTAAGCTCGGGCATTCCTTCGACAAAATTAAATTTCTTCATAAACCCATTGCATCTTTCTGTATTATATATGACTTCACCAAACCAGAGCGAACAATATCTTCCTTCATGAATTCCACATGCTCAAATGTATTGATACGCTTTGTAATGGCCATCAACTGTGTGATGCCTTCTTGTTCGTGTCTCTTTAGTAAGTCTGTCTGTCTAAAGTCGCCGCAAACGATGATACGAGATTCATCACCCATGCGTGTCATTACTGTGTCTGCTTCTTGAAAAGTCAAGTTCTGGCTTTCGTCCAATATTACAATCGCTTTGTTGAATGTGATACCACGCAAGAATGAAGTGGTTGTGAACTGGACAATTCCCTTCATCTTGAGTATATCGTAACCATCACCTCTTCCAAACAAACTATCGCAAATCTCACGATATGGTTCTTCATAGACAGCGGCTTTTTCTTTCATTGAACCTGGAAGAAATCCCATATCTCTGGAAGGTACAACCGAGCGAACAATGATTATTTTATTATATATTGAGTTGCCTGTCAAGATTTCATTTAGAGCAAGATACAAAGCACAGAATGTTTTTCCTGTTCCAGCAAAACCATGTAGCATTAGATGATAGCCTTGTCGATATGAACTGAACGCTTTCTCCTGATTTGATGTGAGAGGCTTGATTGTTCTCAATTCGAAATGAGCAGCCTGCTTCTGTTGTGCTTCTGGTTGTGGTTGTTTCTTGTTCTTAGGCTTTCTAGACATGTTGTCTCCTTTAAAAACAAAAGGGAGCGGATCACCTGAATGATTGCTCCCTTTCAAAAATAGTAGTCTTCTTCTGGATTTCATATTTCTTTTGGAATTGTATAACGTCTTTCAACTGCACCGCCTAAAGGATTGTTTTCTTTAACGCGGCCCAAAACATACTTAGAGAAATCTGATGGTGGTCTAGTGACGCCCATTCGAACTGAATCGCCTAGATTGATTCTGAACGTCTGATTGACCTTAGGGTTGTTGGTAAGGAATTCATTGAGTTGATCATATGTCATTTCCAACTCAAATTCGTCGCCAGTATCTTGGTCTTCGAAACTGTAAATCATGCTACTATTTATAAATCCTTCATTCTAAAAATCGTTATTAGCGGTCACATATTCTTTTATAATAGTGAAAAAGTTGCCAAACAAGAATCCAATAGATATGCCCGACCACTCTCGTAGAGTATCAGGCAATGGTGTATTAGGATATACTGTTTGGAGATATACAGAAGCAGATACAATAGAGAGTATCAGTAAGACAGATAGAATCCATCCGCTGATTAAAATGCCTGTGACAAGATTTTTAGTTCTTGAGCTTGGTTTTGTGTTACTTGGTTGTTCTGTCATCTTGTCTGTATTTAGCAAACGTCATTTGTCTTCTGTGCGAAACTCATCCAAATATTCCAATTGATAACGAAGATAGTCCTGTGTCTTTTTTACACCATATCGACCAATATAATGAGCAATGGCTTCTTCAAGAAATATAAGGGCCCGACGATCCAGAAATTTTTCTGTAGCATCTAGACCCCTATTGTTAAGTTCTTCATACATCACGAACCTTCCATACTGATTGTTCGTTCGGTTCGTTCATATACCTGAGTCCAACCCACACCATGTGCTGGTACAACCTCGATGTACTGAGGAAGACCATTTCGATCTTTCTCTCCATATCCATGCCATGCAAACCAAGTGTCTGGAAATTCTTCAACAAACATTCTACGAATAACCATAGCTTGTTTGTCACACTTTTCTTTCAACCGCTCGTTTTCCATAGAGACATTTATCTTGTCTTCATCTTCCGCGTACCGCATGGTCTGAATGATATTATTCAGCCGTTCGATTTCGGCCTGTTGTTCAGCAATCACATGATCATTTGATGTGATGACCTCATCCTTATCAGCGATTTGATCCTTCAACTCCGATATATAGAGTTTATGAAATGTGTCATGGAAACTCTCATAGATGTCCTTGCGTATTGTTTCATAGTCAGTCATTGATCCACTCCGGTGTTTCACGCTTTGTCCATTTGTGCATCCTTGCCTTAGCCACACGATAGTAGTTGCGATAGGATGCGACAGAATCGTTTGGCACTTTGTATTCGTCAGGCATTGCTGGTGTTACAGGTGTTAGATAGAACACGCGAATGTTATGAGGTGTTCTCATGAGCCATTCACTCATGCTATCACACTTATGTACCTTGCCATATCGATGAGTGTATTCGGCCAGCAATCCTAAGAAATGACAATAGAGCCAGTTATAGTTGTTGTTGGATGAGCGGCACCACACAGCCGAAGGATGCGATACATGCGTGGCCGAATATAGGTGTTGCTCACGCTCATCAGGCAAACGCCAACGCTTGACATTACGACCAGTCTTGGTCTTGTCAATATATTGTTCGCCATCAAGAACGCGATGAGCGGTGGACAAAAGTTGTGCGGTCTCAAGGATCATCTTGACCACATGCTTGTCCACCATCCACATCGCAGACTGGATTGGATCTTTATCGATTGCGAAAATGTTCACGATGTATAGTTACCGCCATGATCTTCGTGAAGACAAGGGTCTTCTGGCAAACGAGGATTCACAAGAGGGTAATCACAGTAATCTTCAATAGATTCCTGCTCAGCCGCTACGGCAGGCGTAGCGCCAAGCATAACAGTACCTGTCACAGCAGTTAACAAACTGGCAACAATTAATGATTTATTTTTCATAATAAAATCCTTTACATAATTATTGGTTCTTCACACAAACGTAGGCTATTTCCTTTTTGGTACCACTAACAAGAGCACCAAGTTGAGATCCAGCAGCTTCACAAACTTCCTGAGAAGCCATCGGCACATTGGTCAATGATACTGAGTCTGTATTACCCCACATACCAACATGTACAAAAACAATCAATACCCATTGCATAATTTAGTCCTCAATTAATAAGACTTAGCAGTCCAAAACCTATCATCGCGGCGAAGAGTACAAACAAAACACCAAGTCCAAAACCTATAGCGAAGGCGCGCGATGTTACCTTGCCAATAAGCAAATCTAGTTCATTCATAGCTTAATCCTCAATTGCGTCAATACGAAAAACTTGATTGGGTGAAACATTCAGTGTACGATCCAAATCAACACTACCGTCTGGATTCCATGAACGAACACGGATCTTTTTGACGCCCGAAGGCACCTTCCATGTTGCGTTATTGCGTTGAGTTGTAGCAGCATTGGCCACAATAGCAAAAAAAGGCAGGGCCGTTAACCCTGCTAAAAGCGAGCGTCTTAGCATTTCTTTTCTCCGATTATTATAGAGATATTTAGTCTCACTTGAGGAAGTTGGCCACATCAATACCGTCCATCGAGTCCCAATCAGGATCAACAGAGTAGGAACCATGCGAGATTTCACCGGCATCCTTCATTCCAAGTTGAGCGAGGATAGCGTCTGCTTCCCTATCCGCACGTTCCTGAAGAACGTTTCGTGCGGCCTTAGCTGCGGGTGCAGTCTGCTTCGACTGGCGCACCTTAACAGGCTTTGCAGTCTTGACAACGGTGGCCTTCTGCTTACGAGCAGCGGGAGCAGCACCGCGCTTTGCAGGCGCGACCCACTTGTTAGAGCGAGAAGCCGAATCACCCTCACTCACGTAGGTATACGACACAACCGTGCGACCCTGCTTGTTGACGGTAATCTCATGACCGTCATTCTTCAGGTAGCAAACGTATTTGGACGCATATGCGCCGGCACCAACAAACTTGTCGAGTTCGGCTGGAGTTACCGTAACCTGAGTTTTGAACAACTCAAGGGCACGAAGGTGAGCAGGCACGCCATTAGTTCTAGCCATGTAATGATTTCCTTTCGTTAACTGGCAATATAGGTATTATACGACATTCCGTGGATACAGTCAAGCAGATTATCGGTCATCAAAGGTTTTCATCCACTCGACCAACAGATCCATTGCTTCCTTGCGCGGAATATCAAATACCCGCTGAACATAGGGAGTGGCACCAAACATGTTGGTGATCCCGGAATCACGCAGGGCGTTTAGGTAATCGAATACCCGTACTTTGTCAGTCATTATGCATATCTCCGTCGAGTGCAATCGGTTTCATGGAAGGTGTGTTTCGGTGCCTGACCCTCAACCCAGCGAATACCGGGCTTGGACTTGGTGATCACCTTATCATCAAGATAAGAGTATCCGCAATATCGGCCAGCCGAGAGCAGAGCCGCTTCGAGCAGATCAATCATGCCTGTGCGCCGAGCGACCGAAGCGGGATCATCGCCGCCCTGATAATCGGCCGCGAGATAACCGTTGGCATAATCAAGCAAAGCGTCAACGGGAATGGTCTTGCGAAACTTGGCCATTAGCGAAGGTTCCTTTCGGGGTTGCAGAAGTCAACATCCTCAGCAAACTTTTGTGCGAGGGAAATGAAAGTCATAAAATCGGAAACATCTCCCTTGCGAGCCGCTTGAAAAGCCTCAGCGATATAGTTGGCAGCCAATCGAATATTAGCATTAGGATGATTTGCAACCGTAGCGTGAAACTTTGCTTTTTCGCGGGCAGTCTTGATCGGGCGGTAGGTCTTCATGGAACTCTTTCTCATTGTCATATACTATAGATAAGAACGGCAACCCACTTTTTCAAGGGCGGAATCCATGTTTTTTTGCATGGTAGGTATGCATCCAGAACATACCTGCTTTTTCCTAAGTGCTTGATTTTGTTGGGTTTTCATTCTGAGCTAAGTGCTTGATTTCATTGGGGTTCTCTAGGAACGCGGAGGAGCAGGCTGGAGACGGGTCGCTCAGGCTGCGAGGGTACGTACCACCCGCTCCTGAGCTTGCTGGAGGAGAGCTTCCTTGTCAATCTGGACGACATCAACCCGCTGGCAGTTGCGAGCCCAAACCCAAACTACGTCCTGATAGACTTCCGCAACCTTACCAGAGCGTAAGGCCTTCTTTACCTTAACGTCAGAGGTGGCAATTGCCAGCTTCGGTTCAACGGAAGAGCGAAAGCCCATACCGTAAGTTGCATCCATCTTCACTACAACTTTCCCGATAGTACCTTTGCCGCTTTTGCCACGTACAACCTTTGCGATACAATTTTTCTCGATCCGCATTGCCGCATCTTCGGCTTTTTCCAGCAGATCCTTAAACTCCAGGTTGATCTTCCATTGCTTGTATTTCTCGCGGATTTTGTCGGTCGCGTCCACCATGATCTGGATGGGCTTCCAGTCGGGTCCATTCATATCGTATACATTGACAAGAATGGTCTTGGGAGACGCTGTGGCCTCATCCCAGACTGTGGCCCAGTCTGCGGAACCCCATACGTCGGACATGATCCGGTAGTTTCGGTCGTGCTCAACCTTAAGTGTTACACCTTCCCAATTTGACTGGGAATCGTAAAAACCCTTGTGTTGCTCGGTCCAAGCGATAGCCATGCGATAGTCTCCGTTTCTGATAGACTATAGATAAGATCGGCACCGGCGGATTTCAAGGGTAAACCCCTGCATATCTGTCATGCACCGACCTCATATATGTGAAACTACGTAAGTTAAGACTTTAATCTGTGATTATGAAAATCATCATATTCGTCTATGTCATCCGCATGTTCGCTATACATTTTGGTCCAATTGCGGATTGGCCGACGCTTCTTAAGCTCACGCTCGGCCTGTTCTTCATCATCATAGTCTCGCATCTTCTTTGTGTATTTCATGTCAATAAGCCTTTACTAAACGTAGTCCTCTCTTGTTGAATGTTTCCGTCCAGCACATGAAAGTGTCACCATGGGTTACCTTGCGATCCTTATGGAACTGGTAATGGTGCACAAGCTCATGTGCTAAGACTTCTACAAAAAATTTTTTGGAATTGTATCGCTTGTTCATGCACAGTTTTCCGTACATGTAATCTGGATCTTTTGTGTCGAGCCAGAATTCATAGTATGCGTGGGCGCCGCGTCTCCAACGAATGTCGATTTCGTGAAGGGGTGCAAGAGTGCCATCGAAGATTTCGCGGTTAATGATATTGAACCATTTAACACAGTCTTCGATGGTTGTATAGTATGCTGCATCATCATTCGATTGCATTATCTTCGCAAGTTTTGATCTTTGTCTCTTTCGTGACATATGAGTTCCTCGTTAAAGTCTCACATAACATATTTCGACCATAGATCATACTGTAAACTACTCGGGAAGTAAGCCTGGAAAAGCTTCCTTAACAATCTTCGCATCAAGACCCTTGATCTTAAGGTTCTTGAGAATCATATTGATAAGAATGATAGCTTCACGTGGTTCTAATGCTTCAAGCATCTGGATAAGAAGTTGCTCACGGCGTTGCATTGTCAAATTAGGAGACGTGCGTGGATGATCCTTTATCAGCAGATACATCCGATCCAATTCGTGATGAATGGACGAATAGCTCATACCTGGAGGCACATCTTCTGCCTTATAATATGGTACCTTGTCAAACACAAAATGGATATTTGGATCGAAGGCATACATCAAAACGTTCGTTAGTGCAAAGTTCTTATTCTTTTGCAAGATTTCGATCTTCTCTTGCTTCGTCTTTGCGGATTCAAACTCGTCAAAGATTTCGTACATATTTTTGGCCATTAAAACTCACCTAAAATTTCGATCATGTTTCTTAGTCTCTTCTCAATAAAATAGTTCATTAGCTTTTGTTTGTTGCCAATCTTCACAGTGTCATACATTTCCATAATGTTATTGCGAAGATCAACGGGAATGTAGTCAAGGTCAACAAGCAACTGATTACGCTTATATCCACGCAGCATTACATCATTCTCACAGAACTCTTCTGGAGACTTAGAAATCCATTCAGTCACCTTCTTACTATTTAGAACTTTCTGTCTAGAGCCAGCTGCAAAAGTATTGTCTGGAGACAGGAAGTTAGGAATGCCATCACCACGATCACCGCGGATAATGTGTTCCTTAATATATTGGTGGGGATTATCAGACTGGATATATCTCTTGAGGATGGGACTGTATTGTGTCACGTTGGGATATTTTTGAAGCTGAACGAAATCCTTATCAGACGATAGAATCAGGACCTCTTCATTTGGAGCAAATCGAACAGTCAGAGTGCCAATGATATCATCGGCCTCAGCACCTTCAACCTCAATTACACGACCAGGATAATACTCTTTTAGCTCATCACGTATCTTGTTCAGACATTCAAAGATTGTATTCCAATCAAGATTGGACCTGTCACGTTCTTTCTTACGTCCAGCCTTATAGAATGGAAAAACATCTCTTCGCCAGTACTTCTTACTATCACAGCAAATGACAATCTGTCCATACTTTGCGCGAAACTGCTTTGCGTAGGAATGCAAAGACTTTAGTACCATGTGTCGAATGAGATCCTCATCAAGCTGCATTTTGGAATTAAATCCAAGTTGCTGCATGAGATTGGAAATTAGAACTTGGTTCAAATCAATCAGTATCATTTATCACCTTTAGCATACTATTATATAGTAGCTATTCGTTTGTGTCAACTACTTCTTCGGCATCTTCAATAATGATTTTCTTGATTTTTTCTTTCAAGTCATCAAAGCTTTCAGCCTTAACTACCGTTACGTTTGTATCTATAAACGAATGAAGAGGATGCTCAATGTTAAATGAGCGATATACAGTAGCCCTCAAGCCATCGGCAGCGAATGTGAAGTCTCGTTCAAAAGTATCGCCATCTGTATCAATACCATAATTTTCAAGTGCATCCATGATGTTGAGAATCAAATCTTCAACAATCGTTTCGGCATGTTTCTGAAGGCTTTTTTCTTTTGCCTTCTCTATCTCTTCAATGTTGGGTGCTACTTCTCGGACGATACGATTGGAAGGGAATTGGACGATAGTGGTCATTATTTGATGATCCTTACTAGAACTGTCTCATTATTTATGCGACCAGTTGCAGTCTTGGGCTTACATTTGATTTCGTCCATAAACTTTCTCAGAACAATCTTGCCACCCTCTTGCAACTTCTTAAGTTGTTCGGCAGGCTTACGCAGCGTCTTGATCTGAGAGGTCTTTTCATCAAAGCCTACAAGAGTGCTGCCTTTGACAGACAAACCAGCAGGACCCATAGCATTATAGACACCAAGGGTTCGATATTTAGTATTGAAGATCCAGAGTTGATTGCATCCGATGATCTGTTTCGGATCGACTGAGTCCAACTTGAGTGTTTCATCTTTTACCTTATACTTGAGTTTCGATACGAGAGCTGATGCAGGCTTCTCTTTCTTCTTACGAGGCTTGCGAGTTGCCTTAACAATAGTTGTGCGAGTTTCAGCAGCCGAAATGATAGACCTAACAAATTCCATGTAAGCTTTCAGCTTCGGCTTCTTCCAAGAAGAATAAGCCTCTCTAAGCTGATCGTTCTTGCCGTTAAGGGCATCAAAGATTTCAGCATAAAGAGGCTTATAATAATCCGCGATCTTCTGAGCGATCATCGGCTTAACATCTTGTGCAGAGAGCCAATCTACGGGCTTGAACATAGTACCATTGCGATAGAAATTGTCCAAGTGACCTTCGATATCAGCAATCAAATCATTAGCGCGATTAGTCACACGCTCCTGAACTGAAATTACTTGCTTGACTTCTTTTTCGATGCCGTCTTCTTCTTTGCTGATGCCTTCTCCGCTACTGGAACTGGAGTCGGTGCTGGCATTGGCTGCACCGGCGGCAAGGGCTTTGATTCGGGCAATGTTTCGATCTTGGAGGTCTTGTGGGAGGTTGCCGCCCAATAGTAATATACGACAATTCCAACCGCTAGTGCGGCAAAGATTAGAATTAATTCTGTTGACATTTTTGATAAGTTCCTTTTCTGTTTTATAAAACTCTTTCAGGTATTCAACGATCCAAACCTTAGCTTGGTCACCATCATAAAAATAATTGTACCAGTTGTAAGCTGAAATGATCTGAGCATTTGTAACTTCGCCACGAAGATCTGGTTCTTGACCAAGATACTTTTCGTCCGCAAACTTACCGCGAATCGTCTTCTGCTTCTTCTTTGCCATATTTTTCCTTCAGCCTTTCAAAGTCAATCTTGGTAAAATCGGAAATTACACAAATTCCATACTCAAGATATTCATAATTATAGCTGATCAATTCGGCATAGTCAAGGGCTTGTTCGAGATTGGTAAACATTCGGGCATTATGGAAATAATTCCACATCTCCTGTTCATCACCATTCCATGTATATGTATCATCATTAAAAGTTCCATATATCTCTTCGATGTTTTGATGATGCGCGACCCTGTATTCGGGACCTCGTGTGGAAAGAATGTAGATTCCGTTATCAGAAGACATTTTCATCCTCATCAAACTTTTCATTTTCCTTTACGCGCTTCTCTTGCATAGTTTCTTCTTTCCAATACTTTCGTGGATTCCCACACATATGACATGAACACTTTTGTCGTGTTTCTGCCATCTTCTTGTAATGTAACTCTCGATCTTCGTCAGTGCCGTTCCAAAACTTCTTTTTCAACCAGTGAAAAGACTTAACACGATCTAACATACGCTGATGATGGTGTCTTCTTTCGGCTCGACTCTTGCTCATGAGTTACTTCCTCTTGTTGCGAGACTTTCTCTTTGCACTACCAATCTTACGACGACCCTTGCGAGGCCTATTCTTGTGTGGGTGAGGCATAAACAATTCCTTCTCTGTCAAATGGATACATAATACCGATCTTCTTTATAGAATCAATCTTGAACGATCTCCAATCGCCCTTCTCAAGATCCCATATAGCAAGTAGATTAGAATTTTCCTCACGTTTAGTGCGAGGAATCAAACCTTCTTCTGTAGATGCAACAGGAATAAGGGCTGGAATTAAGGTACAGTTCATTGCTCGAATTGTACCATCAGTCTTCTCAAATGTAACAGTTGCAATAGTTTCTTGCAAAAGTTCGCGAATCTGGTTCTTGGTCATTAGTCGCACACCTGTACTGGCATCTTACGATAAACTCCTAAACTGGGGACGAATACAGGCATGATAACTGCCCGACAAGGTGGGTACTCATACTCATAGTATTGTTGAGGAGGTGCCGAACGCTCTACAAGACCGCCGAGAAGACCTCCAACGATTGGCGCCCAAACATTTGGGTTCTCATACCAATCGCCGTTGTTGTTCTTGTACTTGTAATTATAGTTGTAATTATAATTGTAAGTTTGCTCTTGGTTGTGCTGCCAGTTTTCAAACTGGTTAACATTATTCTTGTTGCCCGCAATTGCAGGAGAAACAAACAATGCAACCATTGAGATTGTAAGCAGAAACTTCTTCACTTAATCTTTCTCCATTTAAAACCAAAACAAAGTTCTTGCATCTTGCGATGGAACCAATTGGGCTCATTACCCTCTGTAGGATTATAAACAGCACCATTTGGACCACCGATAAGAGTGCATTGCCAATCGGACTGTTTGGGCATCATGTATATAGTATATTTAGTATTCGAATCACTTACATACTTATTCAATTCGCCAAATCCTAACACCTCGTGATTCCGTACGACATGAGATTTCAATACCCTTCTCGCGGGCCTTTTCATACGGGACACAAATCTTCTTCGGAGTAAACCGCTTCTTGGTAAAAGGCACGAGGAACGAATCTCCTACCTTCATGTGATCCAAAGGATAGTATTGAGTATATCGGGTAGAGTCATCAATAAGGTCAATACGGTTGTTAGTCATAGGCACGTTCTTTTCAATCTTATACATGTTTTATTCCGTTGTTCCAATTATTCCATGATTTTCACAATACTCAAGGAAGTCTTCATAACCTCCAATACGCTTATTATACACGAAAATTTGCGGCACTGTCAAGGGTAAATGTTCACCAATAAGTTCCCGCAGTTCTTCGCGTGTAAATTCCACACCGAGCTTGAGTTCCGTATATGGAATTCCAATGTTGTTCATAAGTTCTTTCGCTTTAACACACCAAGAACAGTTGTCCTTAGTATAGATTCGAATGTCCATCATTCAATCTCCACAATTAAAGGTTTATAGTTCTGGTACCATTCATTCTCATTCGGATAGCCACGAGGATTACAGACAACGCGAGTATTGCCAATCATATAATCACATTGCTTATGAGTATGACCATGAACGATCAGCTTTGGTGGCTTTACCATATCAAGAATCTTTGGTGACAATTCAGTAGCAAAGAAGTCATTGCCATCAGAATTCCTATATTCTTCATGAACCGACTGATATGACGGCAAGTGATGAATGACCCAGATATCAGCACCAGAATCAAACAAGTGATGCTTATGTACTGTATGGGCATTCATATACCGATCATAGTTCATACCGGCAACCTGTTGACAATCTACCATATACTCTTTGAAGTTCCACCAGCGAACGGGAGAGATTTCAGTCCAAAGCGTGGCACCAGCAATCTTGATACCTTCAACTTCTATCGGATCAGGAAAATCTATATCGGCATTCCTAAAAGAGTGTCCGTAATAGTCGTGGTTGCCCTTAACTGAAAAGATTTTACCATTATACAGTGACTCAAAATAGTCTCGCATCAACGGATTCGGATGAGTGTCGCCTGCATTCAGATAAAATAGATCCGGTTCAGGCTCATAAAGCCACGGTTGAAATTCCATATGCAAATCTGAGATAATACCAAACTTCATTTATAATAACCTTTAGATAGATTCCAACGATATGCCCGTTCTACTGCGCGAAGAAATGGATGCTGGCGAATCCACATGCCAGTGTCTGGATCAAATTTTTCCCTAAAGAATTTGTCATGTCGTTTGCTGCCTGTCGCAATATCCGGATTGATCTTGCGTGATATGTCATCAAACTCAGCATCGGACATGATCGGATTATCATCAAACTCATATGCATATGCAGCCAAGGTCAAGCGGATACGGTTGCGCCGCTCAACCTCAACTTCACTTCCCCAATCACTCATATCTTACGTCCAATTGTAGCAGGATCGGTGCCATCTGTCAAGTATTGAACAGCGCCCTTGTTGTATGCAGGAGCAACCCGCGTCTTCTTGCGCTCGATTTCCTTGATAGTCGCAACAGTTTCCTCACGGTCGCGCTTCCACTTATAGTCATCTACTGACCGCTTGAAGCCATTACCGACCGAATTAGAAAGAGGTGGCAGCTTCTTCACTTCACGCTCAGGAATATTTAGGGTGCGTTCCTTGCGCGGCTTGTCCTTGAGAATGGTTGAAAAAAAAGTCTTACGCTCCTCGCGGAGACGCAAGACCTTCTTAGATGGCTTTTTGCGACCTGAAGAGGTCTTGGTGTAGACGAGTGCCATTAGCCCCAATACCCACAATGATAAGACGCGGAAGAGATAACCCGCTCTATGATTTCCTTACGGAGAGCGTCAGCATGATCTCCTGCCCAATAAAAGTGATGGCCGCGCCGCAAAGCCGCTATAAGCAACTCAGCAGAATACTCTTCAGGATCAAACTGCTCTTCCAAACCGTAGCAGGAACAGTGAGAGCCAGACGCCCAGTAGAAGCGTTCACCAACGCGATAAATCACATCAGCCGAACCTTCGTACATTTCCTGATCATAAACCGCAAATATCACTTCATCCGGTTCAGGTATAGATTCCTCAAACTGACGGCAAACATCTTCCCAAGAAGAGAAGGAACCTTCGTAAACATCAACCATTTTATTTTTCCTTAGATAACCTTGACAGTAAGAGCGCCAGAAACCTTTGCTTCGAGCAGGAGCTTCGTCACTTCACCCTCGTTTAGAACATTGCCGACAAATGGCGTAATTCGATTTTCGAGTGACTGGACAATATAAGCACTACCTTTGGCCTTGAGGATAATCTTCTCGCGGAGCTTAGTCATCAATCATAATCCTTTATCATTTCAGCATAGGTACCAGGAACGAACATAACACCTTCGTTACTTCCGTAGAACAAAAAGTGTCTATAGTAAGGAGTATATATGGTAACCCATTCCATGTCAACAGCATTTGGCTGTAACTCCCAAAAATATGAAACCATCACTCAATCCAACCTTCCGAATACTCTTCCTTCTGTGTGCTGTAATACGAATGAAGACCCACTAGATAGGAATTGATATCTTCAATCGGTATCTCCATAATATCGCGCTTTTCGGCCACGGTCAAGAGATATTCACGCATCAACTGAGGAATTTCATTATAGGTAATATAGGGCTTACGCATACTTCACCTTGTGCTTTTCCTTACGAGTATATGCCTTAGGGTTCTTCGTCACTTGCGGACGGAATTTTGGTGTCCACAAGGTTTTTGCCACGTGATTACGCGGCTTGCTCTTCATCTTCCTCTTCCAGTTCATAATGAGAAGCAAGGTCGTCCCAGTCAACCTGGCTCATTGCGGCATTCATAATGTCCGCAGCGAAACCAGTCTCGGGAAGCTGCCCCTGATCTTCAAGCATGGAAGTCACAAAGTCTTCCAGGGACTGAGCCGAGGTGTCTTCACGCTCGTTCTGCATATCGGTAAAGATATCGCCGAACCACATGTTGACGAGCCAAGTTTCATAGTTAGTCCAACCGTTATATTCGCGGCGTTCCATATTAGTTCTTCTCCATAAGGATCTTGACAATCTGTGCGATAGACTTGCCTGTGCGGCGCGCAATGTGCGCGACAGACAAGTTGGGATTCGAATCAAACAAATCACGAATTTCGGCGTTAGACATTTGTGTCCTCAGTGATAAACAGAAAGATGAAGAATAGTAGAAGAAGGTATGCCCAGAAGAGCATTACATGCTCCAGTAAGTTTCGCTCGACGGCGAGCAGTAGTAAGGGACATTGATACGCTCAAAGAACGGCTTCCCGCTCATGAGGTTGGTACGCTCCACAATCGCTTCAATCTCATCATGGAAGTAGCTGCGGTCGGCAACGGCAATCTGTTCGGCCGTATACTTCCCAGACTTGATCAATCGCGTCATGTGAGACTTGGCAGCAGCCATGGTCGGGAAAATCGGATCGTCATACTTGGCCTTTTTCCCAGCGTAGCGGGTGGTGGCAGTCTCGAAAACTACGAAGCTCATGGTATCCTCATTCATTGTCATATACTATAGATAAGATCGGCAAGTCGGTTTTTCAAGGGCAGTTTACGCATATCTGCTATGCATCGGACGCATGGGTCCAATAAAGAAGCGATACAACTTGCGATAGAGGGAGTGGGTCAGCATCATATACTATAGATAAGAACGGCAAGTCGGTTTTTCAAGGGTTAAAAACGAATAGCAGATATGCTTTTGGTGCATACCTGCTACATTAAACGACTTAAAGTAGTACGAAGACTACATTTTGACTTTTATGAATGCTTTCTCATGTCTAAGAATGTTCTCACAAAACTGTCATTAATTTCATAACCGTTCTTTTTCATCATTTGATACTCTTTTGAGTATTCTGTACGGAACATTCTGGTCAATCCAGTTTCTCCGGTATCTTTAAAACCATTCATAGCGCCTATTACTGCTCTTCCCCATGCAATCATGGTAGGACTCCTTCTCTCTAATGTTCTGAACACTAGTATATATGCGCCGCAACATTTCCACAAGATGTTTTATTGTCGCAGATAAATATCTGAAAAGGAGATTACTATGGAAGCTAATATTAGAAATGAACAGGTATCAATCGTTCTTCGTGGTGGAAGATTGACAATGACTAGTAATGGTGTTGAGGTATCGGTTTTGATCAGAGCGGAAGAACTTTGTGCTGCGATCTCAGGTAAGCCTGTTAAGGCTTCAATGAATGTTGATGTTAAGAAATAACTAGCTCTTAATGTGAGAGCGATGAACTTTTACCATAATCCATTCATTATAGTATTCATCTGGTTTTTCCAATACCTGATGTTCCATCTGATATTTGGCTTCCCAGTAAGAGGCTGTTCCGCGTGTCTTACAGAGTTTTAGGATTTCGCGTCGGAATCTATCTTGTCCCAGTTTCTCAACATCTCCAAGCAGGACGATGTTAGATCCAAAATACGATTTCCATCCGCTGTCTTTTTCAACTTTTTTTCTTCGCGTTTTGCCTTTGACTTTTTTTCTTTGGATCGACTTGAAGATTTTTTTGCCAATATATTTCTTTCCTGTTTCGAGATTGGTGATGATGTACACGAATGAGGCATAGCCTTCAATCTCATCATCACCAATCTCTTTTTCGTTGTAAAGCCACATACCGAAACTCCCTTTCGAGAGTATGTATGTTACCTCTTAGAGTAGTCAATCGGTTCAGTTGGTCCACACGGACCGTTAGCGCCAAGAGCATCTGTGTCAAGAGCAGTAGAACCTACAGCACCTACAGCACCATAAGATGTTACTTGATAGAATGTTGGACAATTAATGCTACTACAAGTATAATTCATAACACCACTAATTGTAATGCCACACTTTGGACACTTGTCTTTCATCAAGCTTAAAGGTACATAAGGTTGAGTATATGGAACGGGATTAAGATTTTGATGTCTCTTACCTTCTTCTAAACCGATTTTAAAACCTTCTTTAAAACCTTCTGTCCAATCTTCATTCATTATAAACTCCTGTATATCCAATACCATAGTGTTTTCTTCTAGCATATTTATCTGGACTATATGAAACGCCTGTGTATCCTATTCCACTATGATAGTATGCACCGTATTCATCTTCCATATACGGTTGAAATACCAATCTCCATAGTTTACTCATCATCACTTTCTAACTCCACTTCATCGCCATCAAAACACTCTTCACCGCAGAAAGAACAGAAGCGAGGTTGACCCTGCGTTTCTTCATAATCATAAAGCACCTTGTATGATGACTCACAGTAGTTACATTTTATTTTATCTACTTCTTTTGTCATTTTTCTATCCTTAAATTTCACAACCACCGGCTACACACGCTAATTCTTGTGAGCCGGTTGTTGCGTCTTGCTTCTCATATGTAGCTAACTTTGTCCAGTCAACTTCTTTAGGCATTTTAGCAGCAAGAGCTTCGTATTCTTCCTTGGTGCAATCTTGATAAGGTGCCTGCTTGTAGACATGGTCTGAGAATGGCAAGAATGATACGCCAGACATTTCATCAAAGTGATTGTAAACCCAAGCACCAACTTCTGGCCATTCTTCTTCCTTAACAGACACAGTAACAGATGGCTTATGTTCACACCAATGACGCTGATAAGTCAACCACATTTCAAGTTGTGAGATTGCACTAATCTCAGAACGGAACACAGCATGATCAGGAGACTTCTGTGGGAATGAGAAGACATAAGTGTGCTGAGGCTTCGTCACATCATCCTCACAAGGGAACCCCATGTCCTTCATCATTAGTGCTAGTGGGTCTTTCTTGTCTGCGCGAACAGTACGAATATAATAGGGACTGTGACGAGCATGAATACCACTAGCCGAATCGACCAACTGAGATACGGTGCCAGAAGGTTTGACGCAAGTAATAGCAGCAGATACAGGAATACCAAGTTTCGCAGCCCAAGTAGCGTTAGTTTTGACTGCTTCATTGCGTAGATCCTCCAACATTGATTCGAGTGCGCCATCAAGTATTACTTTAGCCCCAGTACCATTCGTATACTCATTGTCCATGATACCAGTCAGTGACACGCCAAGCAAACGCTCTTCTTCACAATTCTCAGACCACTTCTTGCTCAAGTATTTGAAGTTGGTAAGTGTGGATTGGAATGTACCAAGTATAGCTGCGAGTTTGACTTTTCGTTTGAGACTTTCTGGGGTGTCATCTCCTCTAACGACAACCTCTGTGAGATTACAGAATTCTCTGGAACGTAGAATGATTTCACTACATGGATTGGTGCCGAAATCGTGATCCGGATCTCTTCGTCCAAACTTTTCGGCCTGCTTCCTAGACGCCGCTCTACTGAATATGCCGCGTTCGCCAGAGCGCGACTCATAGAGGGAAAGCCACTCACGCATGAAGATGCCCACATCAGGCTTCTCTTTAGCCACAAATGAGTTGTTAGCGAGAGCGCGTTGTACATTTTCTTTCCACCAGTCACCAGACTTGGCAACGCGCATACGGTCGTCAGACAAATCAGAAAGGCTAATGAGAGCACTTCTACGAACACCACCAACAACCACGATTTCAGCGATCTTACAAACGATATCATGTGCCTCCAATGTGGTCAAACGACGACCAGCAGCCTTTTTGAATGTTGATACGCAAAACTTAAATAGGTCTTCAAGCGGTGCTGGGCCAGAAGCACGACCACCAAATGTCTTGAGCGGTGCGCCAGCGGGACGAACCTTAGAAAGATCCCAACGAGGAACTTGGCCAGCATAAAGAAGATGAATAAGTTCCTTAAGAGACTTTGCCCAACCAAGCTTTGAGTCTGCCACTACGATATTTGTTTCAGTATCATGAAATGAATCCGATACGATAGGCAGTTGATCAACAAACTTAGACTCAACAGAGAAACCAACACCAGTGCCATTCATAAGAACATAAAGAATTTCATCGAATGAGCGAGGATTATCTACAGCAACATAAGAGCAATTGTAACCAGCAACATTCTCGCGCTTGAGAGCTTCACCAGCAGTCATCAAGCAGCGCATAGATGGCATGATTTCAAGGTTCAATACAGCATCTTCAAGTTGCTTACGTTCTTCTTTGGTAACAGTGTATCCAGTATTTTCCTTGATGTGTTCATCAAAGAAGTTGAAATAACGAGCAACTGTTTCATCCCAGTTTTCACGACGATTTTCATCCCATAACCACTTAGCATAGCGGCTCTTATAAATGAACTCTTGATATAGTGTCGGTAACATATTACTGCCTGACATACGTGTAGTCTCCTAAATTTTTATTGATTGTTTTCTAATACGTTCTTAAGTGAGGGGAATTGTTCAGTAATGATATTCCAACACTGGGTAGCTAATTCTCTATGTTCCTTCTGCGTTCCGTTGGCCATACGAAGTTCACAGTAGTGGATCCATGAACGGAGTGATCCTGACATATACATGCGTGACATAGTGAGACCTTCAGGAAGAACAGAACGAGCAACTTCCTTTGCGATGCCATTTTCTATTGCCCATTCATATGCATTTTGCGCGTCTCGCATTAAATCGTTTTGAACGGTAATCCAATCGAATGCCAGACCCAAATCATTTGTTTCAATACTATTCTGTCTATTCTTTGTATCCTGCAATCGTGCTTCGCGCGGTTCACTCATCTCTTGAACTTCCGCATAACGCTGTGAAAATTCCTGAAACGAGAAAGAACGATGACGAAGGATCTGTCTACCGATATCACGGGTAGTCTGGATCTCCATGATAACATGTGCCATTTCAAATGGCGACCAGTGCTTGTTCTTCACAAGATACTTAAGAAGACGTTCGCTATCTGGATTGTCCTGATTAGCAGGATTAGATACGCGGGCACAGTAAGCAATCAACTGTTCTGCGGTCATGTTAGGAATATCACTTGCTTTTTCAGGCAGATCATTCATATTGGCCATAAAAATAGTCGGCTGTGTCATGCCGATCAACTTCACACTATTCATAATTATACTTCCTGATATGTCTTGATAAAAATTGCTGGCTTGCAAGGATAAAACTCACCTTCAACGCCTTTGATTACCCAATCGCCAGCAGATGCTTCCATGATGCCTTCTTTTGTCTTGATCCAAATTGTAGGTGGTGATGTGCTATAACCAGTATCACTACTGTCCATCCATTCTTCGATATCTAAAACAGATTTTGCATCTGTTAATTGCATTGCTTCAATTGTTACAGGCTTCTTACGAAACTTTCTAACTACACCTTTTTCCATCTCTCAAACTCCAGCTTTGCCCTTAGATCAGCGAACGTGTTAGTATCTATAATACGCTGAATCTCTGAGGCTGTCGTTCCCATCAGGATCCAGTCGTTTATGTCTTTCGCAGCTACACCTTGAGGCCAAATAAAAATATTTTTACCGTGACTAATTGTCTTACTCATTTGCTTTACAATCGCAGCATTTCGTGGCTCATTATCATGAATGAACACGTAATCATGATTACCGAACAAAAGAGTAATATTATACAACGAAGCATCCATTGTTGCAAGTGAATTCTGTAAGAACATAGAATCAATAGGACCTTCGACAACATAGATGCGTTTGGAAATATCTACACGATCCGCTCCAAACAACTTTTTGCCGTCTTCTTCCAATTTGATTGTGATGTATTTGATTTTGCTATTACCGATTGCACGACCTTGAAAACCTAACAGTTTCTTTTCTTTGTCGTAGAACGGGAATACAATACGAGATTCATCATATAAAGATTTATCATAATCTGGCAGAACTTCTTTCACGAATGATTTGAAGTTCTCAGCATAGTATATATCACTCAGTTTTTCACGCGGAATCTTTCGCTCAAGCAAATAACGCTTTGCGATATGTTCGTTCGGTAAGGATGCTATTGTAGGAAGATCGATTGCGGTCTTGAATATGGGCTTCGTCTTCACTAAAGTGAAATCTGGTTTTGGAACGTTTCCCGTCGATTCATTCTTGAATCGTTCCAATTGATACTCACGATATAGTGACGGATCAATCGTCTTTAGAAAGCTACCAATCGATAGACTTGTTCCGCAATTATGACATGTAAAGAATAGATCAGACTTGCGGCGGTAGAAATAGCCGCGCGTCTTCAACTTATTCTTATGGGAATCTCCGCAGATAGGGCAACGGAAGTTCCAGAGAAATTCCGACTTCTGCTTAAAACGTTCCAGTTTAGTTGAAACGAGAGATATGTATTTCCGATCAATATACAAAGACATAATGCCACCTAATGTTACATAGATGGCATTATATCAGGTGGATTTAAAAAGTCAACGGTTACTTGTCTAACTTGTTATACATTCTGGCTAGACGATCTCTCAATTTGTCCATATCTCTGGTATCAGCTGGACCAGAGGACTTCTTTTCTTTTCTAATATCTATCGTGTCGTTCCATGCTTTGCCGTGCTTTTTACGGATACGATCTTTAAGTTCCTTTCTTTCATCATCCGAAAGACTGGACTTACCGCGGAGTTCGTTAAGAGTTTCTTCAGGTATAATACCTTTAGGTTTGCTAATTTTTCTCTTTAATTTACCTTCACCGGAAGCCGCAACTCCCTGCATGGCCTTTTGTGTATTCTTAGGGATTACACCCTTTTTAGTTAGGTCTTTACGGAAATTTGCTCTTAGTCCGCCTTCTAGAGAGTCGGGTCTTCGTGCGCGTTTGCGCTCTGTTCCAAAAATATTTGAGTCGGCAGACATCTCTGCATGATTAGCAGCTTCATGTCCATGATTCTTTTTGATAACCTTCAATATCTTTTTGGCCTCATCTTCATGATGATCCATACTTTCATCATCTCCAGAATCGCCAGAATCATAAGCGGCGGCTTTATGGCCTGCATAATTTCTAATAAGTTTCTTTAATTCAGGATTTCTTGCTTCATGTAGTCTGTTGTAAAAATTTTCTCTAATGTCCATTTTTGATTTCCCTATAAGTGAGCGTGAGAGCCGCCAATCAAACGAGGTTTAATTCCTCTGCTTCTGACTGTTTCTGACATTGACGGCAAATGTCCTGAACCGATAAAATATACACCCGGTGGCGCCTTATCTAAAAGATAGTTTTCTCTTTCGAGTTGAGCTTGTCTAATCATATTACCTACACCAGTATCTGGGTTCTCATTACCCTTCCAACCATCTTTAGTACCTCTACGAATAAATCTCTGCACATTGCGTTGATCTGCAGGCTTTTGTGACATTCTTTCAAAGTGAGGACCTGCTTGCTTAAAGAACGTGTCAATGTTTTCTGGTGATGCTCTTGATCCGAAAATCTTTTCATGATTTGCGACAACAGAATCTCTTAGTGTCATATTCGGATTAGTCAGATGATTTATAACACCTGCTTCTTGTGGACTTTTAGGCAAATTACCAAATAGATTTGATATGTGATGTGGAGCAAGAAAGCGTCTACCCTTCTTATCGGTATATAAGGCCTTGTCGATCATATCCGTATCAAATGATCCATGAGCTTTAGCTTTTCCAGTAATGTTGCGTGTGACTTTTGCATCACCGCCATCACCTTCATTCCAATGTCCGTATTGTTTAATATGGTGCTTGACCATAGCATGAACTTGCGGTGTCAGTTCTGGTGGTGTACCATGGCTGACCCCAACAAACAACTTGCTGCCATGAATAAGTACACCTCGTGAATTAGGAAGTTCTTTTTCAACTTCTTTATTTTCAACGAGATGTTGTAGAAAAGTTCTCATTTTATTTAAACAAATTGTCAATATTAATTGCGTTCCTAGTAACTAAGAATATCATAACTGCAACTATAGCAGCAACTCCATATTTCCATAATTCAATGCTTGAAAGTCTAGTTCCAATACTTTTATGATCGGTTTTCAATTCAGCATGTAGTGTTTGAATTTCGGTAAGAATGGTCTTTTCTGTTTCTGTTATCTTTTCTGTTAGTTCTCTATTGATCGTAGTAATTCTTGAATGTAAGTCTTTTATTTCTTGATTGTTTTCTATTCTTCTCATTTCCAGCACGCTTTGCAATTCTTTTGTAGCTATTTCTTGTACTTCAAGTCTCTGCTCTTGCAAAGATACCATTCGAGACAGACTTGATGCAATTTCTTGCATCTTATCAAGTGCGGCATCGAACTTCGTAAGAAGTGCCGACATTGTAACCACATCTTTTTTCAATAATTCAATTTCTATTTTATTTTCTATATCATCAGACATTTTACCACTCCTTTTTTATTTATCTCTTCCCATCCCTGCCGGTCTTTTTGGCTTTGATGGAAGTGGTTGTGGTTGTGTAGGCACTTTAGTTTTTACTATGATTTGTGGTTGTGACGAAGAAACGACAGCATTAATTCTGCTCTGTTTTTCCATAACACGACTACCAAACCAGAATGCGATTATGGTTGAGAACAGCGACATTGTATCAACGTCCCATACAGCGTCAAGCATGGTTGGTATATCTTGACCATTCTTGATCATTACGTATGCTGCGGCAGTTTTTACTGCAACGAAAAGAAGAAAGAATGAATAAGTGATGATGGGGCGAATAGAAGCGCGTAGTGCGTTAATAAACTTTCCACCATCAAGAGACTTATCATGATCATAAAGAGATTGTCTCTCGATAGCATTAGCCTTGATAGCCTCAATATCATACTGTACTTCGGCAGTGTACTTCCCTGCCTCAGCGGTAATCTTTGCCATATCAAGTTCATATTTAATCTCCTGCTTACGCTCAAATATTTTCACAACGGAAGGTAAAAGGCTTCCTAAAATACCAAAAAGTGGTGATAGTAAGGATAAAATTGCTAACATTATTTACCTCGTTTAGTCTGTGTGGGCGTCATGGTTGTAGTTGTCTTCTGTACTTCTTCACTACCATCCATCAATTGAACAATCTTCTCTTGACCTCTTGTCCATGCTGCAACACCTATAATTGCTGCCATGGCCAGATGATAGAATCCACCCTCTTTTAGTGTAATAGGATCCCACGGCTCTCTAACAATATACATGAATACCGAAGGAAATATAATGAAGTCGCAAACGCATACAATCAAATACTGCCATGCAATTGCCGGTCTCCAATATGTCTTCAGCCAAGGATCTTCTTTCATCTTAGTCTAGCAAACTGCCAATGCATTCCATCACAACGACGTTCATCTAATGTGTCCTTATCGCCATCCCAATCACCGCCCCATAATGCACCTGTTCTTGACCATGCATCCAGAACTTCTGGGAACTGAGCAAAACGTGGAGTATTATCTGAGAGTGAATTGTTAGCAGGATCGAGGTCGATAGCGCAACCCCATGAGTGCATTGATAGACTGTTACCACCACGCATCAAGCGATAGTTGTAACAGCCAGCAAAGATTGATACGCCCCAGTGATCTAAAGTCTTCTGCTTACCGCCTGCGGCCTTAAGCAAGTTATTGAATGCTTCTTGAAAACCAACTAGACAGTTCTTATTGACTTTGAATTGAGCAACATGCTTACCAGCATATGTGATTCGAAATGGTGGTTTAAATGGAACCAGATATGCTGATTCCCACTTCGCTGATGGTTGTGTTACATTCTTGCCGCGTGGATTACCATAGAAGGAATCACATTCGCGCTGTAATGGCCAGTTTGTCATAGTTTTTTGGCACCTTTCTTATGATATGATGCTACCATTCTCATTCTTCTAATCTTACCGCTACCGGGTGTTTTATCGTCTCTTTTTGCGTGTGTTTCTGAAGTATCTTGGGGATCAACATTTACTGCTTTACCATCAACGTGTCCATGAACAGACACTCCACGCTCTTTTGCTAGTCTCTGCCACATGCTTATAGCGCCTGCAGATTGACTATCACTCTCAACAGCCTTCAAATGCTTTTTTAGGAGATGATGGTAAAAGTGATGCATTTTGATTGGTGAGTTGCCCGTAGATGCTGCACCATAGATTTTTAGAACACCGTTTCTTAGACGACCGTTTACTGAGTGTGTAATTTCTCTCGTTTCAGGATGTTGCAAATGATATGAAGTGATACTACCTTCTACTGTTTTGCGAACATGATGTCCTTTCAATGATCCGAGATAACTCTCTTTACCGTAATTATTCTTTACATCTCTACGAAGAGTTGGAGCATCTTTACCAGCATCACCAAGAGCGGACTTCCACTCTTTTGTATTTCCAACATTGTTTTCTACTGCTTCAAAGAGGGAATCTCCTTCACCAAAACGGACAAACATGCAAGCACCCGTTGTGTCACATTCTACAACAATTGGACCCTTTGTGGAATAGGCAATCTGCCTCACTTCCTCAAACATAGGATCGTCTTTGAGATATTTGCGCCAGTGCTTATGCTTTGATCTGGCTACACGAAGGGAATTGAATGTCTCACGCGCGAGAATAACAGTCTTGTTGCCTGCAAATTTTCCACGTTTACGTACTACTGGAAGCATTTCCACTGCGCCACTTGCTACGCTCGTTGTTGGTGCTTCTTCTTTGATATTCATTTTCTTCTTGACAGCCTCTTGACAACAGTGTATGATGGCTATGCCATCGATGATATGAATAATTTTAAATATCTCTAAGTCGTTTACCTACAAACACATCTATAGAGATATCGCTAGAGTGTATGTTATGTCCATTAATGACAGATACGAATTTAGGCATATAGTTCAAATAAAGTAGAAATGTTTTAAGTATCGTGTAGTCTTCTGGATCAAGTTTGAGAAACAGCATTCTTACCGTTGCTTCAACACCGAATACATTTCCTAAAATGATGATGTGGTTCAGTATCAGTCTTTCTTTTAACTCACCGTTAATTCTGTATCGTTTTACTAGTCTTTTGACATACTTAATTCTGTTTATGTCTTCTTCAAATTCTGACATTAGAACGTTAGGTCTATCATAAGCTTTCATCGCAAAAATCAAGAAATTATCATCATTTAAATCTGTAATCATTATTTCCGATTAAATCTTTCATCTTCGCGCTTCTGCATGTCATCGCGCCATTCTTTATCAGAACCTTCAGGATAGTGCTTATCCATAATTCTATCTCTCGCATACATAAGCTTTTTCATAAGCTCAATGTTTGCTGCATTCTTTTTAGGATCTTTACCTGAATAAGCTTTTTTCTTACGACGATCAATAACTTTTTGCATCACTTTTGGATCGATCTTCATTTCTTCTAATCCGATCTTATCAAGCTTAGAATAGTAGTGATCATCTACTTTTGTGAGATGATCTTTTGCTACTTTAAGAGATTCTTTCTTACTAAGGCCATGTTCTTTATGTTCGTCATTTGCGCCTTTTGCAAGTTCTTCTTTGTCGTAAGCTTCATTGACTTCTTCAACTTCACTGCCGTAATCATCTAGAATTTCTTCAAGATCATCTTGATTTACAATCTCTGCAAAGATTTTGAATAACCCACGATCATCCATTTCCCATTCGAAGTATAACGAAAATGGTGAAGTGTCATTAACGACAGTATCACCATCATTCGTTTGTCCAAATTTATTTCCAAACTGACTGATAGGAATAACTTGATTACCATCAGATCCTCTTAGAAGAGGATTTGGAATATGAATGTGATAGATTGCAAGAACTTTCTGCACTCTACTCCATGCAGTATATGGAGTGATTGAAGCAGACATTGTAGCTTCTGCTAGACCCGCATTAAGTGCTACAAGCACTTGCGGATCCTTAATGTCTACTCTGCCGTCTGCCATAAATTCATGATTTTCTTGAATATCAGTCATGCTCTTGCTTTCCACTATCTATTATGTGCCTGGGAAGTATGTATTGTCTGCTGTATTATCGCCAGTGATAGAACCTGTAGCTACAAGTGTTTCATACTGACGACGGCCTGAACGACCACCAGTTGTTGCTGTAAATGAAGCAACGTTAGTGTTTGATCCTGCTGCTGTTACAGTTGGTACTGATACATAACCAGAACCTGTTGCATTTATCGTTACGGCATTGATTACTCCGTTTGCATTAACTGTAAACGATGCATTCGCACCAGAACCACTACCTCCAGTTAGTGTTAAGAATCCATTTGAATATCCTGTACCACCATCATCGATTGTGATTGTTGCAAGTGGTCCTGTGCCGAGCTTCTGCTCTACCCAACCAGAATGTGCAACTTTATTTCCATCACCTGAAGTATTAGCCGCTTCTGTGACAGAAACGCCGAATACGCTAGATGTGTTTGCATACTTCGGCTTATTATTGCCAGATGCGTTGTCTGTATTACCCCAAAGTGTCATTTAAGTTCTCCTTTTAAACTATTTATTAGTAAGTAAGATTTGTTGTTTCAGGATCAAATACAACGGGTGTTCCCTTCTTGCGCTTGATCTTCTTAGGTTGTTTTGTTTCAGCTTGTGCATCTTCTTCAGCAAGACGGTTTCTCACAACTTTTTGATATCTCTTGAGATCCATTTTTTGTTTCTCATCACCCCTGCGTGAACCTAATTCACCAAGTGTGCTATGATTTGAACTTTTTGCTGCATTTCCAAATGTATGACGCTCTTCCAACTTCTGGTTGATAAAGTTTGTTAGCATCTCACCAAGATTTTTTTGGCGTATAGTTGTGCCTGTTGTTTTACCAAGCTTAACACCAGAAGTCTTTCTTATTTTATTAGCTTCTGGACCAACACCCTCTTTGCCGGAAAGAACTCTACGTTTAGCTTCTCTCTGTGCAAAAGAAGAAATATTAGGTTTTGTTTTAGTCTTACTTGCTACAGGTACCTCTGTCTTAACTTGAGGTTTTTGTACAACTTTATTCGTCTTAGTAGGTTTAATTGGCTTAGCTTTTTGAAGTGGTTCTGTAGGCTCTGCGGCTGCAACAGATGGAGTATTAGACAAAGGAATGGTTGAGTTGCTGACTGCAGGTCTTCTGATTGCCTGAATTCTAGCATTTCGTCTTGCTATGTCTTGATCTGCTGGTTTCTTATCTGTAATATTACCATCCGTCTGAGCCTGAAGTGTAGGACTCTTCTTTGGAATATTCATACCATATGGCTGTTGAGTCGATCCGCCCGGCTTGACGATATCCGGGCGCTGCATACCATATCTACCGCCGGTGTTGCCACCTCGACCAGGAGTTCTGCTTACAGGCGCAGGGGCTCCAGGTCTTCTAATAGCTTGCACTCTAGCTGCATTATCTGCCGCAGTTTTTGCTGTGACTGCTTTGTCCATTATAGGCGTTTGTATATTATTTGTAGGTTTTTGATTGCCTGAAACATTACTCAACGCCGGTTTATTAATTTTTGCCTGTGCTGAATATGAAGATGTATCTGAAACTGCTTGGGATATAGGTTTAGCAACAGTATTCATTCTACCAGTGTCACCTTGAGATCCAGGACCTATACCAGGTTTACTTAAATCAACGACAGGTTTAGATGATCGTTGTGATACTCGACTAAGATTATTGATGGCATTAGAAGGTCCGCCAAATGATGTTGATGTTCCACTAGTACTAGGTAACGATGCTGGTCTTGCACCAATACCTTGTGCTTTGGCATCAACAGGGTTTGGAGAGGGAGCAGCTGGTGCTGCACCCAATCCAGCTGCTTGAGCGCGAAACTTATTTGCCTCATACAATGATCTATATGTTTCCAATAATGTTTTTGCCATTATCTTACTTTCTTATTGTTTTGCCTGTTGTTACACCAAGTGTAGTTGCCGCTTTATCTCTCATTTTTTTACCTTCTGGTCCAACACCATCTTTGCCTGCTAGAACCCTACGTCTGGCTTCTCTAGAACCAGGGGCGTTTCTGTCCGCTTTAGGCTTCAAAGTCATCTTCTTTTTCTTGACTGTACCTGATGGCTTGTCCGAAGACTTAGATGAAGAACCTGAACCTGGATTTGCAGGATTAGATCCTGAAGCGCGATTTGGACCTGAACTTCCATTTCCTGATTGCTGTTGTGCTGTGGCATCATCAGGTGTAGAATCTCCGGATAGTGCAGCAGCAGTCACACCAGCAGCACCTGCAGCAACAGCAAGTTTGCCCTTATTTTTTTTAACAGCGTCAAGAACCTTTTGACCCTTTGAGGCTGGAGCTTTTGGCGGTTCTACAGGTTTTGGAGCTTCAGCAGCTGGTTTAGTTTCAGGAGGTTTATTTTGTTTTGGACCTTTACCTGTTCTGGTTTGTGCTGTTGCAGCTGCCGGCGGTTTAGGTTCAGATCCTGATACAGCTTTTCCGTTTGATCCATTTGTTCTGTTTGTTGCGCTACTTGCAATATCATCTGCCTTACTTTTCTTTGCGGCATCTGTTACTGTGTCAGCAGTTTTAGCTGTTGTTCCAGATGCTGTATCAGCAGTTTTAGTTCCTCTAGACATCCATTGTGAAGCTCTGTCCACAATAGTTTTACCACCAGGAATTTTTGAGAGTAGTTTGCCACCATATTCTAAAGCATTTGCTTTCAAATTTTCATTGACAATCTGATCAACCTGTTCTTCTGTTAAGGCGTCTAGTTCTTCAAGAGTATAGTTTTCATAAAGATAATCCGACAACTGCTCTTTGAATAAAGTTACATCTTCATTAAGTCCTTTATGTTGTCCTGCTAAGCCAGCTCCTGCATGACCTGCAATACCTGCACCAAATGATTTGCCTGAAAGTGAATTTACAGCTTTTGCAACACCACTTGGCTTACTTGCAGCTAATTTAGCCGCAGACTTTACTCCACCTTTAAGAGCCTGTTTTGCGGCAAATCTTGCAATGCCACCAGCACCTGTTGCTAACAATGCAGCATCAGCTCCATAAGATCCAACATTATAAGCTGTTGGATTATCTTTTTCGGCTTTCTTATTTGCGGCATCTTCTTTATCAACTTCATCTGAATACGAAGACTTTTTACCTGTTATCTTGTTATAACCGTGTTTGACTGCCGCTGAAACATATTTGCCTCCACCCAATGTAGCAGAGTCCCAAGCGCCTCTTGCGCCCGCTGAGATTGAGTCCCAAAGACCTTCATTGATTACAAACTGCATAAACTCTTCATTCATGCCGAGTAGCTCAAGCTGCTCTTCATTTAGTGAGTCGATGTAATCAACAAAATCTTGTGTTCCATTATTTTCATAAATGCCAAAAGCTTCTTCAGCTAGGTTGTATGAAATTTCTTCTTGAATGGAAGTGATAGAATTTTCTTTGATAGCCTTCTTTAAGGTTCCTGCAGGCAGTGAAGTCTTAGCTGTACGATTTGGTGTCTGTTCCTTAGACTTTGCATAATCAGGAGTTTCTCCTTCGGGCGCATAGTCTGGCTTCTTGATGCCCATTTTGGTCATTGGAGTTTCATCTTCTCTGATATGTGAAGCGTGTCCTTGACGAGCACCTTCCAAATCATCTTTTCCAATAGTTTTTGGATTATCTTTTCGATTTACTTTTGCTCCTACTCTAGCAAGCATCCTTTGCTTAAGGGACATTTCTTCAAGTGCTTCTTCACCCATGCCGTGAACATAATTCTTAATTTCAGAAATTTTACCTGTTTGTTGATGAACCTTAAAAGCTCTAACTTTATCACTTTCAGGGTCATGATGGGTAAATACATCGTGACCTTTTTGAGATTCATGCCATGGTTGTGCATGTTGCACTAGACCTGGTCCAGCAATCTTTCTAATCTTAGATGCCTCAGGACTATTTACACCTGGTGCACGACTTTTATTTTTTGCTTCATCAATTGATTCCACACATTCTGTCAATACAGCCTTATATGCTGCATCCCACTCACTCTGCTTTTCATGCGGTAAAACCTTACGGTCTTGAACACCGAATTTTTCGTTTACTGCCTTAACGGCTTCACGTTCAGCAGCATTCGTCTGCATTACTTTTTGAACGGCGCCGATTAGTGGATCGTTTTTGTCAAACATTGTTGATTTCCTTTTTAGGTTTCTTTATATTTATTTTCTTTTGCGTCTGCAATTCCATCTCTTAAGAGAGGCTGCCTTAGGAGTATCTTCTCCGTTTTTATCTTTCATAGGACCGGGCATACCGCCCATTCTTGCACAAAATGAATGTTGTCTATTTTTTCTCTTGCCAGTTGGATTAGGTTCTGTCACTGCTGTTGATAACTTTGATCCAGGATTTTCACGACGATATGCTTTAACCGCAGCTTTACTCATGCCATCTGTGTTATCTTGTTGATTGACTTTTTTCCAATCTTCTTTCATAGCTTGAGCAGTAGCAATTCGCATCTTCTTAGACATAGGCATTTCTGGATTATCACGATGAATAGCTTTTGCAATCTCTTCACGCTTTTTCATTTCTTCTGGTGTCATATGACGTTCCATAAGCTTCTTAATGCTTTTTGGCATATCTTTGTGATCACAGCCACAACCAGCTTTTTCTAAACGAAGAGCAGCTTCTACAAGCTTTTCTTCCCATACATTTCCATATTTGGTTTGAAATTTAATTTGTGTGGCATTCGAATTCATCCAGCTATGAATGCTTTCTGAAACTGTTACACTACTTCCAATTCTTGTTGGTATTTGTGATGTTGAAATTTCAGGACCAACACCATCTTTTGCAATGATCTCTTGACCTGGTATTTCTTGAGCATACACTTTGACAAGCGATTTTGTACCTTCTTCACGTTCAGAAGGTTTATTGCCTTTTGCTTCTTTCATAAACTCTTCGAACTTCTCGTTCACAGGTATGCAGTATGGATCTTTATCTTCATTCATTACTCTCACGAGATTATTTCCTTGACTATGGTATAGAACATGATTCTTACCGTTAACTTTGCGACCAAATCTACCGAAACCATAGTACGAAAGACCTAACCGTCTTGCTTGTACCATTACTTCGTTATCTGGCATATGTTTTGGCATTGGTGTAATATCTTGACGAATTTGTGTTAGCGTCTTAAAGCTTTTTGGTGCCTGATATTGAGTGATACCACGGCGCTCTGCTTCTTGTTCGATCCACTTTTGAGAACGCGGATTCTTGTTATCAGCACGAACAAACTGTTGTGCCATACGACGAACGCGATCAAAATCAGCTTGTACTTTTAACTTCTCGTCAGGTAAAGCATTACGGGTATCTACAGTATTGTCGATGACAGCAAATTTTTGATTGCCAAAAATCTTTTGCAGTTCACCAATATTTTCTTGAGCAGCTTTCCACTTTTCTGTACGAATGTCTGGTGAGTTATCGGCTATTCCTTGCTTGTCAGTGCCATCAGGAACTTTACGCTTGCCCATCTTACCACGCTCAACATTGCGTTGTCTGGATACATCATTGGATGTATTGACAAACACCATCATTGTTTCGTAGCCACCATATTCAAGTCTTTGTTTGATGAGTTTAATTTTTTCAATATCATCAGCAGTGCCATTGATGATAACACCTAAACGGCCTCTTAGATATTCAGTCTCGCGCTTACGTGTAGTCTTCTTGGCTTTTTTACGAATTACCTCACGCTCAACTCTTTCATTTTCTGGCATTTCAAGATCAAGACCATTCTTCTGCATTAGAAATTCAAAAGCAACGTCAGAATTAACTTCACGCAATCCTTCACCCTGAAGAACAGAGTTCATTACATAATCTTTACCAGAACCAGGACCACCAGCTAAGAATATAGCTTTCATCTTACCTGGATCATTGATTCCTTCAGAGATTGTTTCCTCAATAATGTGATCTTTGGAAAACATATGTGGGTTCTCTTTTGCAAACCAACGCATTACTTTACCAGCTTCTGCGTTTGCTTCATTCTCAATATCAGAACCTGTATCGCCTTCTTTAGCGATATCTTTGCCAATACGACCTTCTTCATTCTGCTTATGATGCACAAGCTCATGTGCTATCGAACGAAACACATCCATTGGATGACGGCTCTTCGTTGAAATAGAAAGTTCATTCTTTGAGGGATTGTATGCGGCAAATGAATTGTAATCGTCGTTTTCATCTTTATGACGAACAGATGGAAGCGATTTGATGCCTAATTTTTTAGATGCAAAGCTTACGAATGAGTCCAGCATTGGTGCTAGTTCTTTGCGTGTGATTTCTTCTCTAATGGTAGCAGCTTCATTAATGCTATGAAACTTTCGAATTTGAGAGTATACTTTGCGAACATGTGCAGTAGGTACTCCTGCGTGATATGCTTTAAAGTGTTCCCAATTGCCTTCTTTGGCCAATTTTTCAAGCTTAGATGCCGACACAGTGGATGTCAGTTCATCCTCAGACATGTCGCGAGGATCTTTATTACTTTCTGTGCGATTACCACCAGCAGTATGAACTTTCCAACTTTTGAAGTTGAAATCTATTTGACCTTTTTTATTAGGTCTACCATTATATTTTTTCAGATATTCTTGGTATTCTGGCACACGATCAGAACCTGCTATCAGATGAAGATCATCATGATGTTGATTCATGTGTGTTAAGAAATGATGAAGGCTTCGTGTTTCTGGTGTTCCAACATGAACTGGATGATTAAATAGCTTCTCAGCTAGTGCTTTCTTTGTGAGAATATCTAGGGGTTCTGCTGCACCTGACAGTCCGACGGTCAGCTTACCGCCTACTTTTTGGGCAAGTTGCTTGCCCTGATCGACTGCTGTTCTGTGTCCTCGTTGAGGAATACGGGCTTTGCCGTAGAACGCTACACCAGGTACCTTCTGTGGTACCGTTTTTGATTTAATTTTCATTGTCCCTCTACAGGATGTTATATCTATAGAGGTATTTAGTATTCTTAGATATTGATCCCGTATGCTTTACGTTTTACAGCACTACGAACTGCCGACTTCACTTCTTCAGCAACATGTTTTTTGCTGTGGTTGTATCGCGTTACCTTATCTCCCTTGACAAGGTATCCAATCGCTTCAATGTTAGGAAACATCTCTGCAACTTTAAAGAGCATGTCTAGATTAGCTTTATGATCATCCCACATGCGAATTCGATCAAATTTACCAGATGCGAGATACTTTTTGAGAATGACACCCTTGTTGATATGTGCGGGCATAGAAGAATTAAGATTGGACAGATTGCCTGAACGTTCTACGTAAACGTGATCGATAGGAAAACCATGATCTCTCCATGCTTGCAGGAATTCATGATGATCTTCGAAATCAGCCCGAGCTGTCAGAATGATTGAGTGGGAGTTTTCAGTCTGGTTCATGACAATATTTTTTGCACGATCTAGAATACTATTGATAGGTTTGAATGTATTACGAAATACTTTACCTGATCTGAACTCTGAGAAATCAAATACCTCATCATGTTGAAGTTGATAATGATTGAAGGCTTTTGGATCTAAAACGTGAATGACTTTGCCATTCTTTACAACCTTAACTTTAGCATCCGTCTTGCCAAGAGTGTCATCGATGTCCCATACATTGAGAGTTCGGATTTCTTTCTTGTGAGTCTTAAGATAATGATCTAGCTTCATTTGTCCCATGTCTTTGTGGCATTAAAGTTTGCCTGTGAAAATTCCAATCTATCTACTAATTTTACAGCATTACCACTGATCTTGTCAATAGCAACAAAACCTTCCGCATTAGTAATTTTGTATCCATTATCGACACGTAGATATGTTCCGAATGCATCTTTTGCCATTTGCAACTTACGAACAATCATGTTCTTTGCCCGAACCAAAATGTTCTGTAAATCGAATATTTTTTTCAATTCGTTTTTATGGGAACGATAGAAGTCCATAATAATTTTCTTTTCCTGCTCACGGTTTCGCTTTGTATCGGCTTTCTTAGCATCAAGAATATTACGATTAAGCTTCTCTTCAATACTGGCAATAAGACCTGCAACATGAGAAGCAGTGTTGGTAATTTCTTGTCCAGCACGAACTTTGGAATTGTTCCATGTCTTGATAGGAATCTTGTATATATCGTTTGTTGCGATTATGTTGAGCGTTTTTGGTGATATGGTTCTAAATAGAGATCCTGCTTGAGCAAGAATAGAATTCAATATTTTTGTTTCGTCTTCTGTAAATGTAGCTGTACCAGAAGCATCAACATAAGAAGCATCTCTAAACCATACGTTCTTAGTCGCTCGTAAATTTGAAATATTAGCACCAAATGATGCTCTCATATTTGCTAGTGTCTTGCCTGCATAAGTTGTATGCCAAACAATACCCATCTTCGCAGCATGAAGATTCTTCGCTAACTCTGAATTGACAGGCACAGCATAGACAATAGTGTTTGGTTGAAAGGTAACAAAAGACTGACCATCAATCTGTACAGTCTTCAAGTCTGAACTTGTAAACATCATATCGCCTTGAAGAACACCATGAATATTTAATTCAGGTAGATACTCCAATGCAATTTTTAACTTTGCATTAAGACCTTCACCAGGATGATTCTTATCGATGTCTGCTTTCGTGTAGTTCAGTTTTGCATTCTGTGCAAACACACCTTTTGTACCAACAAAGAACTTGCCATTTTCTGGATTGATGCCAGCAAAAATTGAAGGTGCACCATCCCATTTCGTTGTAATGTTCACATGTGTTTTAGCGTGACCTGCAAGCATGTCTCTTAGAGATTGTAGAAAGTTGATTGCTCCACGTGTGCCGAGAACTCCACCATTGAGTACCTCATCTTCAAGATGCTCTAGATGGAGATTCTTGCCTTCTTTACTCTCAGTAAGATATTCTGTGTAGTTGATCATCAATCTTTCTTCATTCTTTTCTTAATGACAGCTTTGACTTTTTCTGCAATTTTAGGTCTTTTAGGCAGCTTTGGTGTTTCAAGGCTTCCGGTAGCTTTTGTTCCACCAAGGTGCTTACTCTTTCGAATTCTTGGTCTCAATCTAGAGATTGGTTCTCTATGTGCCTTTAAGAATTCTTTTGTAGTCATAACTTTAGCATCTTTACCAATCTCAGCAATATGTGTCGCGCGACCTTCTTCGGTTGCAAACTTGCCATTACCTGTCAGTGCTTCTTCGGCAACATGATGAATCAGATCTGGATGTTTATCGTGAAGTTTCTGTACAATTTTATGGGCGCGTTCGTGGTCTCCGGCTTCCATATGTTTTCTGACCTTCTGCAGGTGTTCTTCATTTTCAGGTGTGTCGATCTTGCCTTTCTTCATAGCATGGCTATAGATGGCATGAAATTCTGCAGGACTTGAAGACATTAGTTGTGAGTTGCCTGTCTTTTTGAACGAGATGGCTTTAACACCTTTCGTACCTTTTTTCGACCTGATGATCAGAGCATCACCTTTTGAAGTTGCTCCGGCTCCAGTCACACCTTTGCTTAGATAATGCTTAGATAGTTTAGGCTTTGCTTTGCCAGAATGTTCCATGGAATCACCATCTTTATAGTGATCAGAAAAGTCTGGATGATTTCTCATTCCATGTACAGTATGTGCAGCATCTCTTAGATTTTGATAGTATGTCTTTCTTGCAAGATTATGAGATTCCGAAGTACCTACTTTTTTGTTATTGCCTGAAATCTTACCAGAAAACTCGTGGTCTTCAGCATTCTTGATGTGTAGAGGATGTTTCGGATCTTTTTCTGCCTTATCAATTTCAGCTAACGTGCTATCAAGGCTGTGTTTACTCTTATCTTTTGCGTTCATTCCCGAAAAGTGATTCCATACCTTCTTTACAGCATGTTCTTCATTATGTTTGCCATCTTTGTCGCTTGGCTTACGAATAGAGCTTAAAGGAATTTTAACAGTTCTTGTGCTACCAGAAGGTATAGCATGTATGTGGGTAACGCCATGTTTATCTATTTCTTTGCGCTTGACCGTAAGTCTTGTTCCTTTTGGAATACCATCATGATCTTTTTCCAACTCATGGGTATCAGGCGCATGTCTGTCACCTTTAGGAAGATACGGATCAACATACTTTTCAATGTGTCGAGCCCCAATAGGTGATGCTGCCTTAGCGTTTAGTTTTGCTTCACCGAGAATTTTTCTTCTTAGGTTATTGTTTGTTTCTGTCAAAATTTCCTGTAAAGAACGCATCAGTCGACCTCTTATTAGTTTTTGTTCTTCAGTATTTAGCATAACAAAAATAGGCGCCCTAATGGACGCCTATTATGTTGGTGGAAGGTGTGGGATTCGAACCCACGGTACCGATTAAGGTACGCCTCGTTAGCAGTGAGGTGCCTTCGGCCGCTCGGCCAACCTTCCTAATCATGAATGTAGATAAACGTATTTTCAGATCCTTCGTCTTTAACTAGCCTATAGAGCCACTGAGCTTCACGAGGTGCAAGTCTAACACAACCATGAGACGCCGGAGATCCAAGATTATGTATATCATATGTAGCGTGAATTGCGTATCCCTCATGAAAGAAAATTGACCAAGGCATCGGAGCGTTATCATACTTCTTGCTGTAGTGGATCTTCTTAAGAAGATAGGGGCGATATTCTCCAGACGGTGTATTGTATCCTTCTCGACCCGTAGAAATTGGCCACTCATATGTATCGTTTAAAGTTTCGACATACATCATCTGTTGTGATTTTACAATAGTAATAACTACTTCTGCTTTAGCTCCAACAACTAACATATAGATTGCAAAGATTACAACGCATACCATAACGAGAAATCTAGCCATTTAAACTGCTTCTCCAATTAACTTCATTACTTCACCAAGACTTTCTTCGACTGACCATGTAACATTTTCCGCATGGACTTGAGTTAAAAGGCTGCCGCCAGGAACGTGATCCTCATATACCACTTTGATATGATTTACATTGAGATATAGAGGATCACCTTTTCGTTCAGGAACCATATTCGTTAGCTTGATAAACATTAGGCTACTTCCTTCTTAGCATTCCAAATTGCGTCATTGAATCGATCAGCACAGTATGAAGCTGCCCAAGCATTTGGCTTGACCAGAGGTATGATGTTACACATACCACGAATGTAACCAACAGCTTCGTTTATAACACATGAAGAACCATGCTTTGAATCTGGATTGATATCAAGATGGATTTCAACCACACGATCTTCCAGAGCTTCTTCAAGGTCTATGTATAGCTGCGCGGTCTTCATCACTTCATTCATAAGGCGCATACGAGGCTTGTCCTTCTGCTGGTCATAGTCGCGCTCACGCACTATACCACCAAACACCTTACAACCGTTCTTGCCGTTCTTGTGAACAACTACCACGTTGATGTAGTCAGCATACCACACACCGTCAATCTGAAAACGTTCTGAGTCGCCGCCTAGATATACCTTTGTTTCTGGAGATTGTTCATGAATAAACGCGCGAACGGCGTCTAGGTCGAGATGCTTTCTAATCATTATTAAGTTCCTAAAAAAGATGGTGCTGGCCACAGGATTCGAACCTGCAATGGGATTACTCCGACGGATTACAAAACCGTTGCCTTCAGCCGTTCAGCCAAGCCAGCATTTAACTATTTATATGGTGCCTCTATCCAGAATCGAACTGGAGCCAATCCCCTACCAAAGGATTGTTCTACCACTATACTATAGAGGCTTTGTTAAGTTAGAGAAGTGTACACTCACCCATATTTTACTCTTGTGTACCGGGACTAAAGGAGCCAACGAGTATGGTTCCGCGCCCCAACTGTAATTACCGCCAGACCTTGCGGGCCTGAACTTCTCTAATTGGTGCGGATAGAGGGACTTGAACCCCCACGCCGAAGCACTAGTTCCTAAGACTAGCGTGTCTGCCATTTCACCATATCCGCGTTATTGGTAGCCGATGAGAGATTCGAACTCCCGACATTCTCGGTGTAAACGAGACGCTACTACCACTGAGCTAATCGGCCTTAATTTCGTCCATAATTTTTAGAAGAGCATGAAAACACTTTTTAGATTCCTCTGCAATCTCTTCACGCTCTCTAAACTTATTAAGTTCCACAAGTGCAGCCTTACGATCATCCCATTCCAGATGAGTGGTAGGATAACCAACAAGACGCCTACGCATAATCTCACCGCCCATCAGGTGCGCTCCAGTAAGCACATAAGCAGCACCCGCAATATCTTTTTCCGTTATTAAGGAATTAGTATATTTGTTGGCAGCACGTATTATATTAGCAGGACAGTTGGTTGATGTCAAGTCATTTTGAACTCTTTCCGTTCTACGAATGACTTCTGGAATATGTTGATCAACTTCCCAGTGTATAGTGTAAAGAGCGGAAAGCCAGTCAGCATACCATTTCATGGGTGGACTACCACTTGCCATAGCAGCACCAACAGGATGCGCTTCACAAGCATGGTGTAAGTCTCTAGTTGCTTCCCATAATGGACCTGGCATTTATGCTCCTACTGATTAATAAGGTGAGGTGGGATTCGGGTACACCCACAAGTCACGGCCCAGATACCTGTTCAACGTGACAGCCTAGATTCTCTTGGTCGGAGACGACACATCTTCTACTCTCGTAGATCACGCGCGGGCACCACACCATCTAGCCAAGTTAGCCGGTCTTTGCGTCCAGCCATTTCCTTGCACTCGACCGATTCCCGTCGGAATCGGCATTTAAATTGGAGGCCCGTTAGCGGTTACTGCGATCAGTGATTCCTTATGGAAGGGTCAAGGCAGGAACTTACACCCCGAGGATTTATATACCGTCACGGGCCAACGACGGTTCTTTATTTACATTCCAGAAACTATTGAAGTTACTGAATCGTGGATCCATACCCACCAAGCAGCAATGGCAGCTAAGATAGCGGCGCCGCCCTTCTTAAGGTCCCAACCGTTCTGCCACATTTCCCAGAGAACCCAGAGAACGGCAACGACTAGAACTAATACAACGAGTGTGTTTAGCATGTTAATACCTCATTATTGGCCTTTATTGACCGTGAAGTATTTAGAATGCTGCTACTTCTTGATATTACCAGATGCAATAATAGCTTCATTCAAGCTTTCAGACTGAAAAGACCCAGTCCACATAATAACACCAAGGCTTCGACCATACTTATCTCTAGAATTATATTTGATGCTATAATATACAAACTTGTTGTTGATAGCCTGTCTTTGTTGGATCCAGTCTTTGGTAAAATCAGATGCGACAATACCGCCCGGCGATGCGTTTGGTCCAAATACTTCTGGAGTGTCAACGCCAAGGAGACGAACACGTTCCTTAACTTTGATATTGAATCCAAGGTCTATTTCAATATCAATAGTATCGCCATCGACAATATTAAGAACTTTGCAATTATATGTGTACATTGTTGTTCTCTTTATAATTTGGTGCCGCTGCCAAGTTTCGAACTGGGTTATCCCCCTTATGAGGAGGGCACGATAGCCAATACCGTCCCAGCGGCATAGATAAGGGCCGAAGCCCTTATCGTTTATCTGTCATTACGTCCCAGGTCCGTATAGACCGCTGGAAGGATCAAAACCATTTATATCATTGCTATTATGTTGACGAGGGTTGTTATTACCGCCGCCGTTGTTATTGCCAGGTCCGTTGCCGTTACCTTCGTTGCCGGTTCCGTTGCCGCCACCGCCACCGTTTCCTATGCCGCAGTTACCGCCGCCAGCTCCTTGGCAACCACCATCGCCGCCATTATTGCCGCCGTTACCGTTACCATTGCCATTACCGTTGCCATTACCATTGTCGCCATCGTTACCGTTGTCGCCTCCATTATCGCCACCGTTGCCATTACCGTTGCCATTACCGTTGCCATTTCCATGGCCGTTATCATGACCATTGCCATTTCCATTTCCATTACCGTTGCCATTTCCATGGCCGTTATCATGGCCGTTATCATGGCCATTTCCATTTCCATTACCGTTGCCATTACCATGGTCGTTATCGTCAGGCTTTCCTGGCTTATCACGATGCTTCATATTGAACTTGAAATCAGGAAGATTCTTATTATCTGCACCTGATCCCTTATTGCAGCTTGACCATTCATCACGAAGGATATTGTAGCATTGCTTGTCAAGACCGCTAAGAGCGGCACTGGCATGAGCAAGTGGTGTGAAAGCAGTCGCAGCTAGTGCTACTGCGCCGAACAGAATTGTGAACTTCATTTTTAGATTCCTTTTTTCACGTTTAAGTATTTGTTACATACTACATAGTATATACACTTATTTATAATAAGTGAAATTTGGTGTGTTCTCTCTGGATCGAACAGAGTTCTTTCGCTCTTCAGGCAAACGTGAGCACCAGCTTCACCAAGAACACATTTAGTCTTTTAGCAGTTGAGGAGAAGATTCCGACAACTGTTTCTTTTCGTATTCTCTAATTTTAGCAGAATAATCTTCGTTTGTCAAGTTATGCCATCCAACACACTTTCCAGTTGGACTTCTTCCACATCCACAATCTTTACTCATATTGTTTTCCTTTTAATTAGATCGGGTACGTGAGCCTCTGCACGACCTGAGAAAGTCATTTAGCGGCTTTGCCAGCAGTTACTCATTAAGCCAGTTGTCTCAGTTACTCTGGCTTCGTCCCGAAAGTGGCGGATAGAGTAGGATTCGAACCCACGAAACATTTCTGTTCTCCAGTTTTCAAGACTGGCGCCTTCAGCCGCTCGGCCATCTATCCAAATTGTTAATGGCTATCTACACATTCACATTCAAAAGCATTGGTTGCAAACCATATTGCATAAGTGTATCTTGTGCCCTTTGAAATGGCATTAACCTTATGTAGGCATTCTTCATTTGCTTTGAAGAAGAAAACTGAGCCTTTTTTAGGAACATTTGTATATTCACTACCATCTTCAAATCGAACTACTGTTTCACCGCTAACATAGTTATCATTAAGATATGCAATCATACTATACTTGCGAGGCGCGAAGGCGTGTTTCATTGGGCCTTCGTTTCCATCATCTTTATGAAAATCCATATACATGCCTGTTCGCCAGACAACAATATCAGAAAAATTTGGATACACAAATGTATTGTAATGTTTACCTACAAGTTGACTCAATAAGAATCTATAAGAATCGATTTGACAACGCAATCTTTTGTTTTCAATATCAAGGAATGGAAGATTGTCGTTTTGTAGCCAAGGTTGCTTTTCAATAACGGGTTTTTCTGGTTTATTTATTGCCATATAGTTGACAATACTGTCGCATAGATTATCTGGTATAACATTATCATATCTAGCCACCAGATTATTTTCAATTTCGACTTTATACATATCAACTCCGTAAATGGTAAGGGTTGGAAACACTACTCTATTTAGCAGCCATCAAGCTTGTTGGCAATGCACCCTCATAAATGGCGGAAGATGTAGGATTCGAACCCACGAAACATTTCGGTTCTCTCGCTTTCAAGGCGAGCGCAATAGACCACTCTACCAACCTTCCAAATTCGATGCGATTTCTTATAGTGGTTACGCCCTCCACTTTTATGATTGACGAGAGTTTCCAGTCAAATACAGTCCACTCACAAACCTCTAACATATATTATTTTATCACAACCATTTGCACTCTGCAAACTCCGTGACATCCAATTTTTCGAGCAGCAGCTCTGGAAAGATCAATATGACGACCCTTAATAAATGGGCCGCGATCATTAATTCTCACAACAACGGATCTTCCTTTATGTATAATACGGACTTTTGTCCCAAATGGAAGTGTTTTATGCGCCGCTGTTAACGCATTGGGATTAAACTTTTCCCCATTAGCCGTTATCTTGCTCTTACTACATTCACCTGGTTTCACACAATCATACCAGGAAGCAACGGTAGCATGAGCAGAAGGTATTGCCGCAAATAAAAATGATGTGGCAATTAAAGTTTTAATAAGTTTCATTAATTTTATCCTTTAATGGAGCATTCGACAGGATTCGAACCTGCATTAGTTGTTATACCATTTCCAGTTACCTTTCTCTCCGTTCGTAGCGGAGGGGGATACGAATGCATTATTGGAGGAGCCGATCAGATTCAAACTGATACCTCAAGGATTTGCAGTCCCGCGCATTAATCGTTTTGCTACGGCTCCATTAACTTATTTATTCTGGCTGCCAGGCATGGATTCGAACCACGATAGCATGAGTCAGAGTCATGCGTCCTACCGTTAGACGACCCGGCAATGTTCACTTGTTTGTACATATAGACGCTTCGCGTACAAATGAATGAACAAAGTGGTCCCGAGTGGTGGAATCGAACCACCGTATCATGTTCCACAGACATGCGTTCTAACCATTGAACTAAAACGGGTTGGTTGCAGGAGTGGGAATCGAACGCCACGACCTCTGGCTTATGAGACCAGCGAGCTACCTCTGCTCCATCCCGCATCACTTAAATGTACTAATGTATACTTCTTTCTTCTTGTCATAAATTTGTGAGACCAGTTTGTAACCGAATCTCACATACTGCTTGGCCAACGACTTAGCTCCGATAGCAGATAATGAAGTGAGTTTGAACATCATAACTCCTTGATTGGTAGTTCCAGCGGGAGTCGAACCCGCCTCTGATCCTTGAAAGGGACCTGACCTAACCGATAGTCGATGGAACCATATTTGGAGAACCCTCTGGGATTCGAACCCAGGACAGACGGATTAAAAGCCCGCTACTCTACCACTGAGTTAAGGGTTCAATTGGCTGGGAGACTAGGATTCGAACCTAGATAGCAGGAATCAAAATCCTGCGTCCTACCTTTAGACGATCTCCCAATATTAACTATATACTTTAAATGTCTACTACAGGATTAGCATTATGAATAAAGGACTTAGAACTATGCCAACACTGTTATTACTTTTGCTTTGTGCCATTTCAGTTTTCACAACGTTCTACCTTTTCTTTGAAATGAGAAACTATTATGCCTCGGCTAAGCAATATCAAGAACAGGCATCGATAGCACAACATAACCTTGAAGTTGTTATCAAAGAGAAGACTGATCTTGAAGGTCAGATCACAACTCTAACGGAAGATGTTGATTATCTTAATACAAAGGTTGAGGATCAAAGACTTGTTATTGATCAACTCAACAAAGAACTTAAGGCCGCAAAGCAGAAGCCTATTGTAAAGCCTGTGCCTAAGCCTACACAACCGACAAAGAAAAAGAAGAAGCGTATTTCATACGACATTGCTCCAAGTCAGCAGTAAATGGTTGGCACAGAAGGTAACGATCCTTCCACCCCTGTCTTATCAGGACAGTGCTCTACCTCTGAGCTATGCGCCAGTAAATTAATTGGTCGGGTATTTCTACACCCAGAGCGCACGGGCTCATGCCCTGCCATTTCTACCGACCCCTAGGCCTGCTTCGTATGCCTTTCGGCAAATTTTTATTCTTTACACCCTATCGGTTTAGCCCATTGCGCTTATTGAGGTAAGCAATCCGATATTAGCAAGCATTCCCCTCTGATAGTCTTGCGAGGTCTCTCCAGTCTGTTCTAGAATACTGGATAATTTGGTGGGTAAGGTTGGATTCGAACCAACTAAGTACTAGACAGGGGATTTACAGTCCGCCGCAACTCGCCGTCGTTGCCGCTTACCCGAAACTTGCTGCGCCGCACGTATTGGCGCGAATGTCTTCTAACATTTCATCGACTAATCCTGATAACGTCATCCAGTTTCAAGCAACTGGCGCTTCAGGCGTAAGTAGTTAGATCGAATTGGTGGAATGCCAGGGAATCGAACCCTGTCGTCCGCCTTGCAAGGGCGGCATGCTTCCGTTATCATCAGCACCCCGTTTTCTTTTTTGCATCCCGCTTTGCAACATGTTGTTTAATGAACCAACGCGGCACGGCAGGATTGTATGCACATAATTCTTCTTCTGTATATGTATCAGGATGTGGATTGATACCAGCATCAACTGAATCCCAAAAAATCTTTTCGAATGCGCTTCGCTTCATCATTACCTCGTTGATTGTTGTTATATTATAGACGAGGCAATTAGCAAAGTCAAGTAAGAAGAAGAGAAGCTCCACGCATCGCCACTAATGGCGATGGGATACTTAATGCCGAGTGTGCGATCACTCAGAATGTTCTTGCAGGTTCGCAGCCCGCTACCTTCTCTTCTAATTGGCATCAGTGTAAGGATTTGAACCCTAGACGCACGGTTTTGGAGACCGGCATGTTACCGCTACACCACACTGATAGAATTAGGCGAGGGTTCCTTCAGCTACTTGTGCCACTACGAGTGTACCCACAACTCAGACTTCATGAATTGGTCTAGGTGGCAGGATTCGAACCTGCGGCCCCTTGCGCCCAAGGCAAGTGCGATACCAGACTTCGCCACACCTAGATAACGGCTTTCGTACTGCGAGGGTGCCGTCAACCCTACCCAGCGTATCCCGAAGGATGCTCGGCGTACTAAATGGTGGAGGAGTTTCATACCTTAATACTTTATATCTCTCCCCAAGCCCGTATGTCAGGCACCCACATTGTCAAGAGGTGGGCTGTTATTGGCGATCTTGACGAGGCTCAAACTCGTTACTCCTCTTAGACAGAGAGGTGTGATATCCATTCACTACAAGACCTTAATTGGTGTGCCAGAAGAGAATTGAACTCTTGACCTTGGGTTTAAGAGACCCCTGCTCTACCACTGAGCTACTGGCGCATATTGGAGCGGGAAATGGGGATCGAACCCACGACATTCACGTTGGCAACGTGACGCTCTACCTCTGAGCTATACCCGCATATTGGCTCCCTTAATAGGATTCGAACCTATAACGGCCTGATTAACAGTCAGGTGCCGGTACCAACCCGGCTCCAAGGGAATAAAACTTATCACTTCCGCGACACACCAGCTAGTTTAGTTCGATAAGCTAATATCGGACGCAGACGTTTCGAACCAACCTGTCGTCCTGTCTGGTGTGTCTCGGAAGAGATAACTTTCGTTATCTCTAGGAACTTAACAATGTAAATCAGCAGACCGTTATTCCTTGAGGTCACTAAAAGACCGACTACGCGGCTCCTGATTAAAAGAGCCAGTAGCAAAGACAACGGTATCATCGGGAGTTATCTCCCGTCGAGCACGAAGATCCCATCCCGGATGGATGAAATCTGGTAGTCCGAAAATGCGACAAGCCCGAAGGTATTCGTCGCCCTTAAACCCTACGAAGTGAAGCATCGCCCCTCCTTCTCTCAATCTCTCACATACTATAGATAATGCCTGCAAGTCTGTTTTTCAATGTTTTATTTTGCATAGCTGCTATGCATTTGGCGCATAACAAAACCCCGAGAGTTTCCTCATCGGGGTTCTTTAAGAATCTAAGTCTGTAACAAGACTCAAATCATAGAACCCCCGTTGTCTGCCCATGATGGACGACCTTTTGGTTGATTATTCGCAATGGGGCAATAACGGTGTTTCATTTGTTTCCTGTAGTGTTATTTCTATTTATATACATTTTAGACGGACATTGAAGTTTTGTCAACCTTTTTTTAAGTTATGAGAAAAGAAGCGGGACATGCTGCTTCCGTTTCGACAACACCTAAAGGAATACAACTCAACTTTCGAAATTCTAAAAGTTCTTTAAATGCCTTGTATTCATGGTCCTGATAAGTTCCGTAATTGTAATATTCATCAAACACAATTACAGTTCCAGGAACAATATAGTCGGCAAAGTTGTCAAACACTGTTTTAGTCGAACTATACAAATCACAATCAATATGCATATATGCCACATTCGATTTAGGAAATGTTGGACATGTTTCATCATATAAACCAACGACCAACTCAATATTTTTTTCCTCAAAGACAGGAACAGGTATAGAGAACATACCTTGTGGCACACAATGCCAAGATTCTGGCAAACCTGTAGTGAACACATCAAAACCGTAAATAGTCTTATTAGGCAATCTCTTTGCGGTGTGTCTCAATGAGCGTCCAGTGTACACTCCAAATTCCATATAGAGTCCATCTAGTGTCACATGATCTAATGCATGATCAATATGAGGATAGATTAAATCTGTATAATACTTACTCTCATCAAGAGAAGTGCCATTCCATTCTCTATAGTTTCCTACAAACTTTTGTTTGGGTTCTCCGTAAAAAATGCTACTCATTTTGCTTTCTTTGTTTGGTGCGAGTGGAGGGACTTGAACCCCCATGCTTACGCGGTGGATTTTGAGACCACTGTGTCTACCGTTTCACCACACTCGCATATATTACCATACATCATAATCGGTGATATCAATAAAGATGCCTTCCGATTCAGTAGTCTTAACTCTGGCCTGTGTTGCGGTACCAATACCGTTGCCACATTCCTGTTCGATTACAACTCGGTGTGTCCGCTTAAGGCCGTGCTTTTCAAGCCAAGCAGCAAGATCCAAAATCTCACCGATATTCATTTCCATCTTCGTAATCATCATCATCTTTCTAATTTGGTCGGAGTGCTTGGATTCGAACCAAGTCAAGAACACTAATCTAGTGCTAAAGGGATTATAAGGCCCTCCCGTGTACCAACACCCACTCCGTTATTCGCTGTAGATTGTTTCAAGCCGCATGTCCAATATGGACAATTCAAAAGAGCATCGATATAATCATCTCCTTTGAAAGTCTTCTTACATTTAGGACATTTTACCTTCAAGAGTTGTGATTCCATATACATAATTCTCAGCGGCATCTTCGTGGTAAATGAGACCTCGATCTTGATATGATTCGGTCGTTACTAAGAATCCATTTTTACAATAATCGATTTCATACTGATCATTATGAGGATTGTAATATACAATAGCCTTAAGATCCATATCATCGGAACGAAAAACAGACATTTGGACTCTCATTACTTTTCCTCATTGTTTGGTGCGCCCACCAGGATTCGAACCCGGAACCAGACGGTTATGAGCCGTCAGCTCTAACCATTGAGCTATAGGCGCTTGATTGGTGCCCCCTGTCAGATTCGAACTGACCCTATAAGGATTTTAAGTCCTCTTCCTCTACCGCTGGGATAAGGGGGCTGGCGACTCCGGCACGACTCGAACGTGCTACCCACAGATTAGAAGTCTGTTGCTCTGTCCAGATGAGCTACGGAGCCATGAATCTTTATTTATGCTACATCCTCAAGGATATAACCCTCAACATAACATCCGTCAAGAAACTTATGACCCACAAAGTGAGCATCATCCGAGTTACGGTAGAACTGTTCCCATACACAATCATCTTCTTCAAAGCAGTATAGCATGAATCCGATCTGATTGTCAAGAATATAAAAGTCTACATCATAAGACCTAACCATTAGCGACCTCATCTTCTAGCCAATATAAAAAATCTTCCATTTCTAGTAGAACATCTAATTTGCCTAGTAAATAGGCTTCATAATCCTCAGTGACGCCAGACTTTCTTTGTCTATTACAAATAGACATTTGATTTTGAATCGATTTAATACGGCGCCTAACACTCTTTTGGGGCTTAGACATACGAGCCTTAACCATTACGCGACCTCGCGAAGCTTAAGACCGGTGACCCGTTCATATGCGATAACAGAAACGGGATACTGAGGATTGCCAGTGTATAAACGAAAAGTATCTTTATGGTCATGTCGCTCACTTTTGATTATCTTTCCAGATTTGATGGAGACACTGTGTCGTGCACCGTACTTGTATTCCGTACGAACATGAACCAGATCACCGACTTGAATATTCCGTTGCTTTGTCATCATGTTTATATATTAACACTATCCAATAGGTTTGTCAAGTCTTGTTGAAACGCATCAGTTTTCCACCGATGTAAAGTTTTCCGTTCTTAAACTTGACCTTTTCGGTCTTCAACAATACCTGATAGAACAGGTAGAGCGAACGATCACGGCCGTAAGCTTCCACTTCCCAAGGCCAGTTAAGGTAATCTTCCATTGAGTTAGTCAACTTGAAGGTCTTTCCCTGCCACTTTGCGGTGATCAACTCGGAAGACAACTCACCACGGGCATACTGCTTCACATGCACCATCTCATGCGCGAGGCATTGGAGCATCTTATACCTCTGCATTCCTGGACGAATACCAATCTCAAAGGAACGAGGACGCCGTTCAGCATCAAGAGGATTGCAACAACCCTCATTTTTTCCCTGATCCTCGATACGGATTTCGAAATCAAGGTTCTTGGCTAAACGCTCACCCATCACATAGTTGGCAAAGAATGCGGTAGCGAATTTGATTTCCGCCTTACACATGTGCTTAGCCTTGCCGATGATCTTAATGTCCATTAGTTTTAGTCCTCAATTGTAATTGCATCAATACCGAACTCTTCCCAGTCCATGTACCATGAATTACTTTCTTTCATCTTTGTAATTTTTCTCTCGGCGCCTTCTCTCGTTTTGTAGTAGCCGAGAATTTTGATATCGGATCTAGAAGCCCAATCAAATCGAGCCGTTAGACCAACCGCAGCATAAACTTTCATTTACTTTGCCTTTATCATCGCCATGAAGTCCGCGACCTCATCAGCCTTAACCCAACCCTTGACCTTACCATTTTCGGTGTCAAAGTAATACCAGTTGTCATCCTTGTCCCAAGCGGCAATCTCAGCATCAACACTCTGGCCGTGATGATCACGATCCGAGATATAGTTGCCCTTGCCGAATTGAACCGAGACAGTCCAACCGTTTGCGAAGGTCATGTGAAAGCCATTCATATAGGCATTTCTATCGGTGCTAAACATTATTCTTCCTCACGCCAGTTGCTCCACACTACAATTCCAGTATCCATTTCAGGTTCCGCATCAACGGTAAACTGACGGATAACGAGATCACGGTAGAAAATTGAGTCCGAGCAATCCCGAGTATATCGCTGTACCGCAATCATAGCGGTATCAAGGGACGAATATACACCCAAGATTATTTGGTTTTCATAGGTCGATTCGTATGCCAGAATAAACATTATTCTAATTCCCCATGCATAAGCATTGAATAGAAGCCCCAAGCCATGAAGCCGAAGCCGATGGTGCCCATCACAATCTGTAAGCCAAGACCAGTCGTGGCCGAAGCGCCCAGAACCATACCGAGTAGAAATCTAAGCATTAGAGCACCCACGAATAAATCGTTGACCAGAACCAGACAAGATATGCAATCACTGCAATGAAGAGCGAAACGCGGACAAAAATTTCAAGGGCCATTAGAGCCATCCATCCTGATAGTTGTGAGCCACATAGTCAATCGGAAGCGGAGCTTCATCGCGCTTGATGTTCTCTTCCTCAGCGTCTTCCTGAATGTAGATCATCTCCTGAGCGCGCCACTCTTCCTCGCGCTTGATCTCGTCTTCCATCATGCGGCTGAGAAGGCTAATCTCGTGTTCCAGTTCCTCGTCGGACATGTCCTTGAGGTTGATGTGGCGCGGGCGACAACCCGTAACATCCTTGTACATCTCCCAGAAGAAACTTTCGTTTTCGTATCGCTTGAACTGAGCCACGGTCGTGACGCCCATCTCAGCCCAGAAATCGAGTTCCTCGACATAAAGACCAGTCCAGCGGTTATCGGGATCTTCAGCCACCCAAGACCGCTTCTCAGCATTGAGGGCAGCGAGGTGTTCAGCGAGGGTCATAGTGTTCTCCGTCATCATATACTATAGATAAGATCGGCAAGTCGGTTTTTCAAGAGCGATAAACGCAACACTGATATGCGCGGAATGCATGACTTACTGGTAAACCTGAGCTTGAATTTGGTTCCCGATCCGAACCCAAGTCACTTCGTCATATCCTAACTTGCGGATCTCATTGGCAATCATCTGGTTGCGGGCGCGATGGTCATAACGCAGGTCATCCCAAAACAACTTCCGCGTGTCCCAAAGGGTCTCTACGGCATTACGGAAAGCTTGACGTTCCACGAAATGAAGTCTGGCCATAGTAGTTTTCCTTCTCATATACTATAGATAAGTATGACAAGGTCGAATTTCAAGGGTCGCGACCAACAAAAAAGTGCGACAACCTGTCGCAGTGCTAAGTGCTTGATTTTATTGGGTTTTGATAATGAGCTAAGTGCTTGATTTTATTAGAACTTGTCCAGACGCAATAGGAGCAGGCTGGAGCGGGGTTCTGGCACGGGGTATGATTGCTCCAACCCGCTCCTAGACCCGTCTCCAGCCCGTTCCTCCACGTTATTTGTGGATTATTTCATGGTCTTTCCGACCGTCATTCGTGGAGAATAGCACTAAACTCACGGTTGATATCTCTGTAATTTGCAACTTCCTGCAAAATGAAGCTGGGAGTGAACCCATCAAATGCCCCACCCGCGCTTAGAAATTCACAATAGCTGTCGGCATCGTCCTCAAACTCAAATGCTCTAATGAGTTGTTCGGTATCTTGTTCCATAACACACCAGATATAATCGTTGTCCTCAGTCCGTAACGCAATAACATTGTACTTCATTTCACTTCTTCTCCTTGCTATCATACTTTTAATCCTCTAAACTTATCCTTTGTATTACCAAATTGTTTTTGAGGAATTTTAGAGATACTAGAGGTCTGTCCACTGTCAACGATATCCATTTGTGCAGATTGTTCCACATCAAATAGCTTCATCTTTGCCTTTTCAATACCAATCACAAACCGCTTGTTCGATGAAGGATCAGCATAACGATTCTTCAACTGCTTTACCATAATCTGTCCTAACTGTTCTAGCTGTTCTGTAGAAATAAGAGCAGCCATAAAGTCAGCGGTTGCAGGTAGACCGAACGATTCAGATGTGTTTGTTAGATCAACGTCTGAGTTATCAAAGCCCTGACGATTTGTCTGAGTGGCAGACACAACGGGAACTTCAAACTCAACAGCAAGTCCACGCAGTTCTTCTGCGATACTCTTGATGTAGGTATAACTGTTCACGTTACCACCAGGCTTGATACGAGCAGATGCACAGATGTTAAGATAATCAATGTAGATGATTTCAGGAACAAAAGACTTCTTCAAACTCAACTCATTCAGCAATGATTTGAAATGAAGAGTGGATGCAGAGGCAGTTGGATATTCTTTTACAATAAGCTTACCGTTGGACTTGTTCTTAAGTGCAGCAGCTTTCTTAAGATACATGTCTTCAGGAAGAACTAAAAGATCATCAATTGCAATGTTCATTAGATTGGCATCGATGCGCTTTGCAACTTCTTCTTCTGCAAGTTCCATAGTAATGTATAAAACGTTTCTACCTTGTGAGATATTAGCAGCAGCCATATGACACATAGTCAGAGACTTACCAACACCAGTACCTGCAAGAAAGATATTCAATGTCTTCTTGCTAAAACCATTCTTGGTAATCTTGTTAAAGAATTCTAGATCGAAAGGAAGCTTATGTTCGACACGATGATAGTACTCATATCGTTCTTCAAACTCTTCGAAATAATCATGTCCAACGTTAGGATCGAATGTCACAGCAAGAGCTTGTGTCAAAAGATCGGGAATGGCGCCCTTCGTGAGAGCGCCATTCTTGTTGTTCATAATTTCGATAGATTGCATAATCGCATTATAGATTGCTTTCTCTTGACAAAACTTTTCAGTCGAATCAAGAAGCCAGTCACCATTAGTGTCAACAGCATCCTTTTGGATTTCTTTGATCACTTCACTGGCAGCTTTGGCTTGATCAGCAGTTAGATTTCGTAGAGAATCTACCTCAATCAAAAGTGCGTCAGCAGTAGGAAGATTGTTGTACTTCAAAGTGAAATCATGAATCTCGTTAAAGATCATTCTTTCCACTTCATCACTGAAATACTCAGTCTTCAGAAACGGAAGAACTCTCCTCATATACGATTCGTTCTTCAACAGATTCTTCAGAATTACCTTCTCTATTTGCACTATCAATCTCCGCTATATCAATGATTAAGGTATTGAGAACTAATCCAAGGTGCTGCTGAAAATACTCATCTTCACGAAGCTTGTCTTCCTTAAATTTGCCAGGTGACAATATCTCATATGCAAATCGCAATGTGGCTGTGTCATCCTCATTCTCACGAACACCAACGTTTGTATAACGATAGATGATGCCCTTGTAAGCTTCCGTCAGCAACTCAATTGCTGAAGTCTCTGTATTATACACTTCACTGAAACGAAAATCAACACCTAAAATCATTGATTATCTCCCTCACGATAGGTCTTATACAGCATGTAGATGAATCCTAATGGAAACAACAAAAGAAATATACCATTCGTCAGAATTGCAATGCCAACACCGACAAATAGAAGTAGTATTAGAGTTACTGCGGCACAAACCATGAAGATAGCACCGTATTTGTCATTAGCTTTTTCAAGGAAACTCATTATTCTTCCTCCACTGCTGCAACATTAGACTTGCCATAGAGGAACTCATCCTTACACTTTTCGTCAATCTGGTCGAGAATATCCTTAGTGAAATACTTCTCAGGATTCTTTTCGATTGCTGATTCGAATGCTTTAGTTCCATCAGGAAGTTCGTAACGGGTTGTTACCTTCTTGAAGATACCAAACTTCTCTGCGAGGTCAAGAAGACCATAGTATGGATCAAGACCAGTTGCATAGTCAAGGAGAGTTTCGACCTTCTTATTCTCGATTGTCAAACGCGCCTTCTTGAGATTTGCGGTGATGATAGCACCAGTAATGGAGTTATCGGACTTGTCTTTGTCCTTCTTCTTGGACAGGAAGAGAATAGTAGACGCAGCATATTCAAGACCAGAACCACCACCCATCTTCTTAGTTGGGACATAAGCACCAACAACATCATAAACGTGATTTGTCACGATGAGAGGAACTTTGGCCTTGCCAAGCTTTAGAGTGAGAACACGGAAAGCACCACGAACAAGCTGTGCGCGTGTCATATCGCGCGTGTCTTTACCATCAGCAATATCTTCCATCTCTTTCGTAGTAGAAAGATTGCCAAGTGAGTCAAGAACAAAGAGCATCTGAGGACGATCCTTTTCATTCTTACTTTCAATATACTTGTCGAGGATCTTTACGGCTTGAGTGCGGAACTCTTGGATAGTTGCGACCGGCACAACAGCAACTCGCTTTGTGTCAATCTCTCTATCTGCCAGCATTTGCTTAGATATTGCGGATTCGGATTCGAAGTAGAAGACGAATCCTGTTTCGTTGTCTCTGAGGAATTGTCGGACGATGTTAATCGCATAAAAGGTCTTTCCGGTTGAAGGTTCACCTGCAAGCGCGGTAACCTTGTTAGCAGGAAGGCCGCCGTAAATACTACCAGAAAGCAAAGCATTGAGACTATAGCTGCCGGTACCAATGAACCCAGTAACATCACCAGCTTCCACGCCTTCGTCTGCGATTCCTGCGTATTCATTATCAATCTCCTTTAGTAGGGAGTTAAACATATTACTCATATTGATTCTCCAATATTATGATTATCGTCAAGATTCTCCTTGACGCCGTATTTAGCAGCGAACGATATCGTCCTCACTGCATATATCACCCATCTGAACTTCAATCGCAATCAAAGTTTCATGAAGGTGAGTATTCGTAATCTTGTGTAGAGCCATGCGAGGCACATGAAATGATTCGCCCTTACTAATAGTAAAGATATTACCATCAACGATGACCTTGCCTTCACCCTGTACAATCGTCCAATGTTCCGAACGATGATTGTGGTATTGAAGTGAGATTGCCTGATCAGGAAGAATGTGTAGGCGCTTTACCTTGTATCCCTGATCAACATCAAGAACATGCCACGTTCCCCAGGTACGCCTTACAGTTTGAATATATGGTTGATTACGCTGTGATACAATATCTTCCATAATTTGGTCAAAATCTCTATCGTCTGTCATATCTACCTCAATACTGTTTAATCATGAAAAGAAATCTTCAAGGGATGAAACTTGTTCAGTTTTCCATCCAATACTGTCAAGCACAATGCGAAGAGGATCAATGAAAGACTTTTCAAACTGTGTATCGTAATCGATGTACTGATCCAATTCCAATTCTTTTGGCATTATAGTTGGGAATGCAATGATATCGCTTTGAATAGTGTTTGGTTCTTTCAAAAAGATAAACTTAATCTTCTCACCTTCTTGAATAAGAGGATACGTCTTGTCGAGTTTTCTACGCATGATCATATTGTTATATAGAAGAGAACCACGAACATGAATTGGTGTACCTTTACCAAATACCCTCTGCGGATCCGAGAACTTTTTAAGTCCATTCACACCACGAGGAAAAGCAATATCAACAATGTTCTGAGTTCTAAACTCATCTTTCCATGCTTCAATCATACCGATCAGCTTGTCTTCGTTACCGTTTAGAACAACATCAATTGCTTCCCACATAATCTTGCGACAATATGCAGGAGTGGAAGACTTGATCATCTCAAGACCCATCACTTTAGGTTTGGGCTTTGCATACTCAACACCTTCGTTATTGTATACATTCATGATGTAGCGTTTCTTGGCAGTCCAGATACCCTTATCTGCCAAAGCTTCACGCTTCATTTGCATCTTTTGTTCGTATGCGTTTACGTACTCAGCAAGCTCAGAATAAGCCTTGTCAATAAACGGTTGGATCCTATCTTCACACGCCTTATCCATGAAGGCGATGATTTCTCTTGTAGTTGCATTCGGCTTCTGCTTAACAATAGTTTCGCTGACCAGTTTATCAAGCGAAAGGTAAATCGAGTCCGTATCTGACGCAATGACATAATCACCATCCTTTGTTTTGAGGAGATTATTCATCCACTCATTGATTCTGTGTTCGATCCATCGAATAGAAAGCTGACCAGCTGTTGTAATGGCAGAAGCTTGACGAACATCGAAGAATCGAAAAAACTCGTTACCTAACGCACCGTAAGCTGAATTAAGAGAAACCTTTTTCGCAAGCTGGAGGTTGTTAAACCTTGCAACCCTCTTTTCAATCTCAAACCGTTTTGAGTTATCCGTTTCTTTTTCAAGGGCTTTCTTAGCTTCAATAGCCTTCTTCTTGTACACACTGCGGTCATTGTACATTGTCTCCATAATTTCAGGCAAGAACCCATGACGTTCTTTTGTGAAAAACTGGCCGTTAGGAGTCAGTGTCACATTTGCTGTTTGAAGAACGCTTGTATTACATTCTCGATTCAACAAAGAATCGATTGATACTGTATTGTTGAGAAGGAACTCGCGAATCGTACCATCATAGTTCTCTGGTTGAATGAGAGTTTCTGGACTGATATTGTACTGCATAATAAGATGTGGATATAGACTGTTCAAATCGAAAGATGCAACCCACTTATGTTCGCCAATCTGCGGATCTTTAACAAAGGCACCAATGTATGCCTCATCTTTACGATTGCGCGTCTTTGGAGGTACCACCATCTTTCTATTGAGAAGATAGTTATAGATGATAGCATCCCACATACGAACCTGAGCGAACACATCATCATAGTTTGATTTGGAATCATATGCAAGAGTGAGGGCAAGTTCGATTAGACGGAGCTTATCTTCAAGCTTACCTACCAGTTCCACGTCTCGAATGTTATACTCAATGAATAGCTGGTAATTGTCTTTGTACAAAGTATGCAGTGATCCATATTCTTCATACGATAACTTTCTTTCGCCAAGCTCTACGTTACAAATAGCGTCCAGCTTGTAGCTCTCTTGCGAAGCTCCGCCAGGTGCAAACTTACGATATAGTTCAATATAGTCTAAGGTTGCGATGCCAGTAGGTATAAATGTGGTTTGTTCACGACCCATCACAGTGGCGGTACGTTGATCAATGTTCATCCAAGGCGATAGACGCTTTGCCTCAGCTTCGCCAAGTAACTTCGTGATACGATTAACAAGATAAGGAATATCGAAGAACTTCACGTTCCAACCAGTAATGATATCTGGATAATCAAAAGTCCACTCGTCCAAAAATCGCTTGAGCAAGTCTACTTCATCACGACACTGAATGTACCAAACATCATCGCGCTTATTCTGAAAGATGCCACAACCCAAGACCACAAACTTGTCTTTGTTCTTGAATGTAATTGCTGTGATTGGTTCAGATGCACTCATGGGTTCAGGAAAGCCATTCTCTGAACCTACCTCGATATCGATATTGGTAATGTTAATATGCTGAAGGTCCCAATCAATTTCTTTGGGATAAGAGTCGGCAATGAAAGCATACTCATACTTGTTGTTGCCGTATACAACAAACCCATCAACATCTTCATATTGCTTGATGAAGTCTCGGGCTTCACGTATGTTGCCGGGCTTCAGTTCCGCAACATACTCTCCATGAATAGTTTTCCATTCAGTAGTCTCTTTAGCGGGAACAAAAAAGGTAGGAAAGTAATCGATCTTGCGACGAACTTTCCTACCGTTTTCAACGCCGCGATACAGAATACGTGAACCGAAAACCTGTACGTTGGTATAAAAGTCAGACATTATGCTCCTGGGGTTATAAGATTTCCTGTAGGAAGAACAAGACCGCCAAACATGGAATTATACTGATTGACGAACTCTTTAATAGGGTTCATTATAGCAAGTATGTGGGATTTGTCAAGCACAAAAGTCTTATCATCAGTAAATTCTGCCCACGGAGCAAATCCAATGTTTGGAGTCTTAGGATCAATCTTATTTGGCATCACAACGATACGAACAGGATTCTTAAGAGTAATGTTATCCTCAATATGATGGTCGGCAACTTCGCCAAGCAATTCTTCACCCGTGATCAACTTAATGATCTTTACATTTACTGCCATCACTCTAGTTCCACTAACATGTCATAAACACCAACTGTCATCCACTTAGTTGGAATATAAGTCAGGTTTGATCCTGACTCGCTCTTATAGACATACTTGTTATCGTAGTCCATAACTTTGGCAAGCTTTTCCCACTTACCATCATAGGCACGCTGCACGAACTGAGTTTCAAGAATATTCATAGTCTCTCCTTAATGGAATACATTGCCGTTCATTTTTTCTTCGGTAGTGACGAATACCATTTTCTCTTCATCGTCTGTATAGTATACAGGGTTTAATCCTGCTTGTCTATAGTCATCTGCATATTTTAGTGCTGTGTGGAAGCTACTGTTAGGTCCGGATAGTTCTGCCGCTTGCTTTATAATCTCTTCGGAAATAGTCTGATATGTCATAGCTCTATTCCTTATAAGGGGTTTACCATACTCCGTCTTCTATCATCCAGGCTTTGCCATCTTTTATAAATTTACTAATACAATCATCACAGACAATGCCTGTCTCATATTTATCTTTCTTGAGAGCAAATCTTTGCATGTCATATTTTGAACCAAAGTAAGCGAGAATGTAGTAATCATCATCTTTCAGATATAGCATTGCAGAACCAACACCAAATATAGGCGGTCGTCCAGTCAAATCCTCAAACTCAACCTTACAGGTGTTACACTTCATATCTTAATCCCACAAATTCTGATAGTACTTACCGAACAGCGTGAATCCAAGTTGCTTACGCTCATTATATGCCTTACACTTTTCAGCATTAAACTTGCCGGTCTTCAGTCGCTCTTCTTTACTGAAGAGAGAATCTCCCTCAACGATTTCTCCTGGTTCATAAGGATCATAGTAATTCTTATAATCGTCCTCTTCATCAATCTCTTGCTCAAAGCTCCAAATCATCTGATCAAGAACCCAGATCCACTGGGCATGAAACTTTTCACTGGCCGCTTCAATCTCTTCATCAGTTGCGTTTAGAGTCTTATCATAAGAGCCGTGATCAAAAACAGCAGTCTCTCTTTCAGTCAAACGCATATGTTCTGGAATATCTTCAGGTTCAATATAAGGGCTGCCGTGTTTTGTGGCCTTTAATTGTTTGAGCATAGGAAGAATGATGTATGCTAGAGTGTGATCCATACTCCAAGTATCTTCACGGTCAATACGAACACTGATCTTGCGCTTACGATGCTTCACAACATGATTTACAGTATTGTTATAGAACCACCGAATAGCAGATTCAAGTTTTTCTAGAAACTTTTCAAACTTGGTTTCACTTTCTTTCCATTCAATACCATACTTCCTGTCCATATAGTTAGAATGGATTTGACAAGTCCACCAAGTATCAGGATATCCGCCGATCTTAACCTTCATTCTTTAGTTTCCTGTTCTTCAATAATCTTATTAGCAGATTCAATAAGAGTGGCCATGATACCTTTTCGCGCAAACACTAAAAGGGTATCGTAATCCATAGTCACGGAAATAGTCGCACTACCATCTTCATTCTCAATAAACTCATCTAGAGTAAAGTTATTCATTAGGTACCGCTTCCAGTCTTGCTAGTTGCCTTCTTGATTTCTTCGCCGGTAATTTCCTTACAGATGTAATAGACAATACCAGCATTCGTGCCAATCTTAGTCTGCTCTTCATCCATAAGAAAGTTGCCGACTTCATTGCAAGTCTTCTCGTTATTGTATTCAGGAGTGTTAGGATATCTGGTATCAACGGTAGCCTTACCGTCTGCCAGAACAGTGAAAAGAATAATATACCAAATGGACATAGTGTTACCTCATAATGAAAGATTGGAGCGAGGTGCGGGACTCGAACCCGCTTCTACAGCTTGGAAGGCTGGGGCACAACCCATATACCAACCTCGCGCTCTTTGTATTTATCTAACTTCTTTGAACGAATAGCCGTCTATCTTAACTTCGATAGTATCACGATTCTTTGCCCAAAACTGAATGCTTGCTTCATCACAAGCATGGTTGTAATTCTTTGCATACACCACAAAAGATTGTGCAGGAAGAAAATTCTTAACGTACGGTTCAACGGAAATAGTAAACTTCTTTCGTCCTTTCATTCGGGACTTTATAGACTTAAACGCACCATAAGGTTGCTCACGCCAAATAGTTTCCATTTCCAACTTACTAAGCATATTTCCTCTCTTAATGTAGATTACTAATAATCATAGCATTGGAAGCACAGAATGTCAAGCTTTTTCAAATATCCAATCTTCTTGAATAAGTGAACCATTCATATAGCTTTCATCAATTTTTTGGATTGGAACAAAACCTATACTCTTCATGTATTCCAATACTTCTTCTTTTAAAGGAGCTCCTATGTTATAAGGAATAAGTGATATTTCCAAAAGAACATAACGTGCATTAGAAATGGCTTTTTGTCCACCTTTCATAATGTCCACTTCAGAACCTTGAGTGTCCATCTTGATGAAATCAAACGCGATATCTGGGCAATCACGTTCAAGCACACTATCAAGTGTTTGTGTGGTAACCCAAGAATAGTTCTTCATAGAAAAATAATTTGTATTTTCAAGGTAGTAAGATGATCCTGTACCAATCATATTACCGTCTTGAAAATAGAACTGAACATCTTTTACATCATTAGACAAACACACAATCGAATATGGAATTCCTGTTCTCTTCAGTATGCCATCACAAAAAGGATTAGCTTCAATCATAAACAGTTGAGCTTCTGGCAATATATGTCTCATCATCATTGAGAAGTTGCCAACGTTAGCACCAATGTCTAAAATAGACTTCACATCTCGTTCTTTAAGAAAGTCAAAGAACTGACTTATATCGCCTGTATTACTGATCATATCTAGCCTCAATGCTTTCACGCCATGCCAATGTTCTGTCATATTGATGAACTATAACAAACGGTATACCCTTAGAATTGACAACGATACCATCATCCGTAATACTCGGTTGTTCGTCAAGGTATGTAGTTTCATATAGAATCATCTTAGACGGATTGTTTTGAATTGTAGCTCCTAGGTCACCTGCACCCGACTTGACTGCTTCTCTCGTAATACCTAGATTGATTGCCCAAGCATCTTTGTTCGTTGTGGTTTTCACTATATCAGTATAAGGCTTCTGCTGAAGAATAATGTTGAATACAACTTGATCGACAATAGGAATAGGACGATTGATCGACATTTGAAAAATCATGAAGAACAAGTCGCGCATTTGAGATGGTGATCCTGCAAGAATACCAACGTTGCAGACTTTCATTTCTTTGTAAATCTTATGGAAATATGATCCAAATGATTGCAACAGATTTTGATTGTTCCAAGGTTCATCTTCATACTTCATACCTTCACACGATACAATGAGGTCTTGAAGTCCTTCAAAAATTGCATCATCATACCAATCAGAAGGATTGGACTGAAAAACAACATCGCGGGTATCAGTTGCCACTACAAAGTCATATTTTGATCCATGCTTAGTCAAATAGTTCCAGATATAGAAGAAGCGTTCTACGTGCGGTGCACCATTGTGAAAAGACTTAACACTACCATCTTCTTGAACGTCTCCATAAAGTTCAAGGATAAGTCCTTCTTCTGTAAGCTTTTCAATTGTTTCTTTTTCAATGTTCGTTGCAACCAAAACGATATCACCCTTAAAGCCAGACTTCTTAATAGAGTTGACCCAATGCTTCAGTTTATTCCAGTCGTAGTTTGATGCACCACCAATAATTAGGTCTTTACCCAAGGTAGTTCTCCTTTATAATGTTCAAGTTGCTTTTGATTGCCTTCGATAAAGAAATCACCGTTCACAGAAATAGGACCACTATCCACACGATAGCACATAGAATGGTTGCTCGTTGTATTCCACCTACTGCGTTCTCGAATAGCGTTGAAATAAATCCGATCACAAGCGAAGTGCTTTGCATCCCAAATGTAGCTTGTTGCCTGAATGAATTCACGCTTGAATGCATATGCGGAAGTGTCTACGAGATACTGTGGATTATCATGTGTAAAGTAGATTGGCCATTTGCCTAATGCTTCACAGTTGTCATCTGCAATAAACTGCTTATCTGGTGTATATATTTTACGCAATGAATGTGCCCAATCAAGTTTTTCAGCTTCGATCAATTCGACAAGAGACTTGACATGATTCGGTTCAAACCAATTATCATCATCTAGAAATAACACATAGTCCTCATCAACCAGATGGGGATACGCGGCATAAATGCGCTGTCCGTTAATACCCTTTGCGCCGGTATTTGTAGGAACGCTTGTTGTTTGAATATTTTTCTTAGGAGGTATTTCTATAGTATTCAGAACAACATCCATCATTGCATCAGAATATTCTTTGTGACCGTCCGCAACAATCAAATGACGAATGTTAGAATATGTTTGTTCTTGAACAGAACGAATTGCATCTGCTAAAGCAGGTTTGCCGATTGTTGGCGTGATAACGACTACAGACTTTTCAATGATTAGTTTCATAATATACCTATAAAAAGAAGAGAGGACACTATTATATAGCATCCTCTCTGTTGTGTCAACTATTACTTAAGTGGGATAAGACCCTTGTCCAAAAGATAGCCATCTGAGCCGATAGCCTCATCACTCTGATATTCTTCCATAAACTTCTTCAAGTTTGGATTGGATTCCAGATGTGAAGTTTTGAAGTATACATAAAGCTTACGTGAGATAGGATACTGACCAGCAGCGATTGCTTCGTATTCAGGAACAACACCGTTAACAGTAGTGCCACTGATTGCGTTTGCATTCTGCTCAAGGAATGAGAATCCGAAGATACCTAAAGCCTTAGGATTAGCCTGAATCTTCTGAACGATTAGATTATCGTTCTCACCAGCTTCAACATAAGCGCCATCTTCACGAACAGAATGACAGAATGTCTTTGTGTCTTCCGGTGATGCAATGATGTTGTTCTTCTTAATGACAGACTTACATTCCTTTTCAAATACCAACTCAATAAATGAGTCGCGGGTACCTGAAGTTGGCGGAGGGCCTAGAACTTCAATCTTGTCAGCAGGAAGATCAGCGCGAATGTCCTTCCATGTCTTAGAAGTATTCTCTTTGAAACCACCATCAACGAAAACATACTTGGCTAGAGCCTTGTAAATGTCTTCGGTTGTTAGGTTCATATCAACATGATCCTTAGATGCTGCTAGAACAATAGCATCAATACCAATTGTAACTTGCTCAATATGCTCTACACCATTCTTAGCGCACAAATCAAGTTCTTCCTTCTTCATCTCGCGCGAAGCATTAACTGCATCGGGAGTTTCTGGACCGTCACCAGCACAGAACAACTTAATACCACCACCAGTACCAGTTGATTCAACGATTGGTGCAGATACACCATTCTTCTTAGCAAACTGTTCTGCTACAGCGGTTGTGAAAGGATAAACAGTGGATGATCCAACGACACGGATCTGGTCGCTGGTAGCATAAGCAGCACTAGTGCCAAAAGCAAATAGAGCAGCAGCAAGAGTAATCATAGTTTTATTGTTCATAGTAACTCCATAATAAATATTGAGGGAGCTGATTCCCCCTCAATATATAGTGTCATTGGCCAGATAGCCAATCAGCTTCTTCATTAGTATAAGGAAACATTACCAATGTCTCCTATCATTATAGGACTTGCGGTCCCATTCACGCTGAAGCCATTCTAAGTGAGCCTGATCTGTAGCCTGACAAAGATAATCATACATGCGATCTTGCTCACTCTTGCGAGTGAATATTTTCTTCAGTGTTCTTATCATTACTTATCCGATCTGTCTTGTAGATATTCTTTAGTGGCATTGTTGCCAGATTCGGTAAGAAGTTCTTTCTTTGATTCAGTCTTAGGTTCTTCCCCAATGTTAATCTTCTTAGGCTTCTTATCTTCAGGAATGAAACGCTCAAGCCAAATCTTAAGCATACCGTTGATAAGATCAGCATTCTTGACTTCGACCGTATCAGCTAATTCAAATTGACGAGTGAATGCCCGTTCAGCAATACCTTTGAAGATGTAATTATCATCTGTATCATTCGTATGAACGTTACCCTTGATGGTTAACTTTCCGTCTTGAAGCTCAAGTTCCAAATCTTGTCTACCGAAACCTGCAACAGCCATTTCGATGACATACGTAGTATCACCAGTCTTCTTTATGTTGTATGGGGGATAGGCAGAAATCTTAGGAAGAGTTTCACTCATTTCCGCAAGACGCTTGAGAATAGGTTCAAAACCTACTGTAGTGTTAAACTGCTTAGGAAAATCTGAAGCAAAAGAGAAGGGATCGAAAAATGACTTGTTCATATGTTAACTCCATTTATGCAAGTTAGTTGTTGTAGTCTTCCCATTAAGGCGAAGACATATCTATTTATAGCACGTTTTGGTTGGTGGTGTCAAGTATTACTTTCAAGAATTGCAATTTTTTCATTCAATGTCTTTACGGCTTCAATGAGAACTCCGATAAGACCATTATAGTTTACCGTCTTCTTTCCATCTGTTGTTGATACCAATTCAGGGAACACATCTTCGACATCTTGAGCGATAACACCTATCGATTCTAGATTTGTATTTTTCCATGTAAATTCTACACCGTTTAACATTTCTAATTTATTTAACGCACCATTTACATTTTTGATATTGTACTTCATTGATCTGTCTGAACTTGAATTGAAGTTCGTTGCTGTAAGAGTTGCCGTACCTGGGTTAAATGTTAAGCTGCTACTATTCACATACGTTGTGCTTAGGAAACCAGAAGATTGATCTGTAAACAAGACATTTCTGGCTGCGCTTGTAGAATCTGTAGTAATTGATGCAGAAGCGCCTGTCGTGCCTTGACTTGATATACCTTGTGGTCCTTGAGGCCCTAGTCCGCCTAATATACCTTGAGCACCTTGAAGTCCAATAGGACCCTGCAAACCTTGTGTGCCTTGAGCGCCATTGGCACCAACAACACCTTGAGAACCTAATACACCTTGTATACCTTGAGATCCTAATATACCTTGTAATCCTTGTGCACCAGTGGCACCAGTTGCACCTGTATTACCAGTATCACCTTTTATACCTTGTAATCCTTGTGCACCAGTGGCACCAGTTGCACCTGTATTACCAGTATCACCTTTT